CGTCAACTTTATGAGTCCTACCTATTCTGATGTGTCTATTGTCGCCATAGTTTAATTGGCGGTTTTTATTAGCGAAATAATAGGCTTTAATTGGTTTAATCGGTTTGTTCATTTTTCAATCTCCTTTAAATTTTTCTAATCCTCTAATAGCAGAACTAGATATATGACAAAGATTCCTATTTGATATAATATAAAAGGTTGGAATAGAAATTCCTAAATCTTCATTCCAATATTGTTGATTCTTTTCATATTCAAAATCTTGACCATTTCTAAGTCCTTTAATAATAGCTTCTGGAGAAGATTTTAAATCAATAATAAAATCTCTAAACAATCCTTGAAATATTTTACCTTGAATATTATTATCAATATAATTATATTTTATACATTTATTCCATAAATAATCATTAAATATTAAACTTTGGAATTTTAAATTTTTATAACTATACTCTTTATTTGGATTAATTCCTCTAGCTATTATAACTTTATCAAAAATCATTCTAGTTTGTCTAATAATATCAATATGACCTTCATGTATAGGATTAAAACTTCCTGGATATATTGCAATTTTCATATTATATTACTCCCCAATAAATACAAATTAAAATTATTGTTATAAAATGTAATAGTTGATCTAATCCTAAAGTTACATAGAACCAATAATCTTCCCAATATTTATAATCTTCACTATTAATATACTCTTTTAACTCTTTATTTGTACATCCTAAATTTTCATTCTGTAATTTTACTAAAACATAATATTGGTATATTCTCCAAATATACCAATCTTGTAGACAATGAATAATTACTAAAGAAAGGGATATCATAGCTGCAATATTATATTCTATAAAAATAAATGAACATAGAATAAATGCGAAGAATAAAATATTTCCATGTAATATTAAATATAATATTTCTTTGGATTTCTTTTTCCCCATATTTCGAGATTGAAAAAAGAAATCACTAATAAAATGAGTTATAAATAAACATATAAGAAATTTCATTTAAATTCCTATTAAGCTACTTTAGGATCTTCAGATTTTTCTTCTGAAGCTTTATGATAAATAGGAGATAATCCATATAATTCCACTATATTTTTTTCAGGAATTTTATGTATTTTTATGACGTCTTTCCAAGCTGAATTTATAGAATCAGGATTTACTTGTCCGCTAATAATTTTTTCAACTAAATTATTTTGTGAATTTTTATAGATTATTATAAAAGAAAATATAGATTTTTCAAAATTAAAATATTTCATTTATCAATATCACCTCATTTTTATTATTTATAATATTATAAAATAATTATGCTACAAAGTCAAGAATTTTTATTTTTTATTCCATTCAAATTTTCCAGTTGTTGAATTATAATGACCACAGTTATTTTCCACTATTATTTTTTGCCATTTTATATCATCAACATAAGAAGTAGTAATAATTCCAATAATAAATGTTATTATACATAATATTATCATCTCTTTAAGATTTATCAATTTAATCCCTCCTTCGATTCTAATATTTTAACTTACTAAACGATAAAATCTTATATTACCAACATCTATACCATAAACATCACATTGATATATATCATATGTAATCCCATTATATGTAACATTATAGTTATCTTCATTAACTATACTTTCATTTAAACATTTCTCTAATACTTCTCTAACACTTTCGCTACAAGTATCTACTGCAAATATTGTATTTTCATCTATATTCATAATTTTAATTCCTCCAATTCTTTAATATACATTTCTTTAGAATTTGTATTTTTATATTCTTTAATATTTGCTTTAATTTCATTTATTTTATTTTTCAATTTTTCAATTTCATCTTTTGTAAGTGAATAAATAGGTAATTTTAATAATTTATCTATATTATAGAATTTATTTTCTTCTAACATTTTAAATAATTGTTTTTTATTTTTCTTAGCAAAATTCAAATGATTTTCTAAATAATACCTTACAAATCTTCTTTTTTCTTCTAACCAAATTAGATCAGCTTTTAAAAGTTCAATTAATTTTAGTCTACGTTCTTCATATTTCTTCAATCTAAAATCGGTAAAGGCTATTAGAATATTATTAACTGAACCATAATTCCTAATCTTATTATTTTCTGTCCAAAGTGTATAATTTTCAGTATCCCTAGAAATTAATTTAAAAGTTGACATAATTTTATCATGATCAAAGTTAGTAGTTGTTCTAGGAACTGTAATTATAAAATCCCATTTAGATTCATTTGAATTATCATCAAAATCTTTAATTACTCCCTTATCTTGAAGCTTAATCAAGATATCTTTATATTTATCTTGATGTATGCCTAATGGAAGCTCAGTTACTCGGATAGTGGTAGTATTTACAATTTCATATTTACCTTCAATAATTACCTGTCCAATATCATTTCTATAAATTTTTCCATTAAAACCTTTATACCAAGGTATTAAGTTATTTGATGTTCTATTATGTTTAAGGTAACATAATATCCATATTTTTAATTCTTTAGGATTATAATTAAAAATAGTAGAAGCAAACCCAGTTCCTATACCTTCAGATCCATTAATTAATACTATAGGTAAAATGGGATAATAGTATTCTGGCTCTATTTGTTCGCCATCAGAATCTAAATATTTAAGAATTAAGTCATCTTCTTTTTTGAAAAGTTTTCTAAAGTTTTCAGAAATAGCAGTAAAAATATATCTAGAAGCAGATGCTTCGGGTGTTAATCTAGATCCAAATTGGCCTTCTGGAACTAAAAGATTTATATTATTAGTTCCAGGATAATCTTGAGCAAGTTTTATAATTGCTCCCTCAAGTGAAACTTCTCCATGATGATAATCAGTAAGTTCTGATATAGCGGCAGCTGCTCTAGCTACTTTAATTTCATCTCCACCTTTTTTAAGTATACCATAAATTGATTTTCTTTGAGATGGCTTAAACCCATCTACAATATTAGGTATACTACGATAGGCATCATATATCGAAAATGCTTTAAAGTCTTTATCAAAAAATTCTTTTAGTTTCATTTTTCCTCCAATTCAAGCCATTTTTTTCTATCGTCTGATCGAGCTTTATTGAATGCTAAATCAATACTTTCAGTATCCTCCATATTTTCAATGGTTAATGGAATTAAATACTTATCTAAATCAGATAAATACTTTTCAAAATCAGCTGTTTTAGAAGTACCTAATCCTTTGAAATATTTAGATTTAAATTTAACATTTTTATTTTTTTCTTTCCATGAATTAAAATCACTCTCATTAAAGAATTCTAAAGTTTTCTTACCAATATAAACTTTAATCAAAGGTGTTATAAATCTATATATCATACCAAATTTAAAAAGTTCTGGCCAAAATTTATAAATCATATTTATAGTTAACCCAACAATGTGACTCCCATCAGTATCCGCATCAGTCATTGTAGCAATTTTTCCAAAATATAATTCTTTAGGATCTTCAACTTTAACTCCAATTTGTAATCCCATAATAGTCATAAAATTTACAAATTCGTTTTCTATTGTTTTATCTTTTTTATCTAACCCTAATAATTTAGAAATTTTTACATCACTAACATTAATTGGTTTACCTTTAAGGGGATAAGTTCCCATTGTCAATGTATCTCTAGCAGAATTAATAGCTTTACTTGCACTATCTCCTTCTGTTAAAAATAAAATACATTTATTTCTATTTTTCTTTTCATTTGCATCAGAAAATTTAACTATTCTACGTGGATTAATTTTTGCTTTCTCTTTATTTAATTGCCTGAGTCTTTGTTGTTCTTGTTGATATTTTTTTGCCTCAACCCAATCTAAAACATTCTGAATAATAGGAGAAACTATTATTTTTCTAATAAATTTATCACTTACAGTATATTTAGTTTTATAGTCTCTTACTTCTGTTTCTAATTTATCTTTTGTTTGTCCAGTATATTTGGGATTTATAATAGTAGAATCTATAAATAAAGTTAAATGATCCTTAATAATTGAAGGTTTTACATCTACTTTATATTTTTTCTTAAAAAATTCTCTTAGTTTATTTTGTATTTGATTAGTAATATAGTCTACATGTGTACCGCCATCGGCCGTATGTTCACCATTAACAAATGATATATGGTCAAATCCTTCATTTGATTCAGCTACTCCAATTTTCCAATTTTCATTTTCATTTTCTTCATATATAAATTCTTTTGTATATAATTCTATATAATCTTTAAAAGAATTTATTTTAATTCTTTTATCATTTAAATAAATTTTAAGTTTTGGATTACAAGCACAAATATCATATATTCGTTTTATAATTTTTTGATAATTACCTTCATCTAAAATAGTATTTAATTTTTCATAATCAGGTAACCATGTTATATGAGTATAATTATTATTTGATGATTTTATTTGCGGTGATCCCACAATTCTAGTATTATTTTGAAAAACTTGTTTGAATTGGTTTTTACCATCGGCCGTTTTAACAATAAATTTTTTAGAAAATATATTTACTAATCCAGCTCCTTCCCCATGAGTACCTGACCAATCTCTATCTTGTGAAATATCAAAATTAGAACCACATTTTAATTCTTTAAAAAGCATTTCTGGAACATATACTTTTTCTTCTTTATGCATTACTACAGGTATTCCTCCATTATCCCAAACTGAAAATTCTCCAGTATTTCTATTGATATATACTTTAATAATATTGAGTTTTGAAGAAGGCCTTTTAAATTCATCTACTGAATTTGTTATTATTTCATCAAACATCTTTAAGAATCCAGGGTTCCAAGAAACTTCTTTTTTTACCATATTACCATTATTAACTAACCATGATAATGAAGTATGTTTTGAAATAGATCCTATATATCTAGTTGACAATAATAGAACATGATCAATATCTGTTAATTTCTTAAATTGCTCTTCAATAGATTTTTCAGACAATTTATAAGCCTCCTAATTTTTTATAACTTAATTATATAATAAGTAAATAACAGTGTCAAGAATAAATTTTTTTATTTTAATTCGTTTAAGGCTTTAATGGCTAAATCCCTAATCTGTCTAGCATGTATAGATTTATCACCTGAAAATATATTCCATTTATAAAATAAGCTATTTCTCCCACAATAATTTAATTCTTTTTTCAAAGGACAATAATAACATCCTGATTTATATGTTTTATTATGATAATGCCTATAACTATCATATTCACATAATGAACAATAAAGTTTCATTTCAGGATATTTACCACCATTTATTTTCCATCCTGGCCATTCTTCTTTATATGCGCTTCCAGTAGAACCTAGCCATGACCATAGCTCAATACAGATTTCTAATGCCTTTCTTTTAGACAATCTCATTTCTCAATCCTCCTTATATTTTTCATTCTTTAATTTTTGCTTAATTTTCTTACGTTCAGCTTTATTTTTAAATTTACCAATCTTACCCATTGCTCCGGCACTATTTTTACTATTAGCAGCCGGAGCAAATGGGTTCCTTACTTTTTTCATTTTTCTTTTCATTTTTAATAAAATAATTTAGATATTTCATTTTCAAAGTTTAGTTGATTCCATCTAGTATTAGCTTCATCTTTTCTAGCTTTAATAGAATGAGTTATAATGTTTGTAGTAGCATTATAAAAGCCATATTTAGTAGACTCTTCCTTTTTAAATCTTTCTATCATCATTCTAATATATTTTTTAGGAATATTAATTTTAGAAAGATCATTTTCAACTTCTTCTTCAGTCATTGATGTAGATTTCCATTGTTCCCATTTATCAAGCTGCATTTCAAGAATTTCTGGGCAATTTTTAAGATTTTGAGTCATATTATCTACATCAATCGAACTGAAATGTTTTGACATCATTTCAACGAATTTACTACCTATAAACATTCCATTTAAACATAATAATCTATATGCTCCAAATGAATACCCAACTCTCATAGAACCATCATATGAGTTTCTAAGTTCAAGAGTTAAATCAAATTCATCATCTTTACCGGTAATTTTATCTTTACCTATATTAATTCTAATATCCGGAAAGGTATATTTTCTTAACATTTTAGCCCCATTATATGGAAGAGTAGTAACAATATTTCTATTCTTAAATGATCCTCCTAAACTATTTAGAGCCACTTCAAATTGATCTACTACTTGAGAATGAGTAACAATTTGATATCTATCAGATACTGTAGCTAGGATATTATTATTATCCTTTCTAACAATAGCTTTAAGATTTGGGATTAACCCGCTACCAGCTACCTGAACATTTCTTTTTTCTATTTCAAAATCATATTCTTTTTTCATTTTCAATCTCCTTTTTTAATTATTTAATTTATATTATAATTATATAATATCATAAAATTGAAGTCAAGTAAATAATTAATTTTTAATTTTAAAGTGGTTCTCTATCATTTCTTCTAGCATTTCATTTGCTGCTGACCTTGCTGCCTCTGCTGCTGTTGCTACCCTTGCTGCTGTCCTTGCTGCTGACTCTGCTGACTCTGCTGCTGTTGCTACCCTTGCTGCTGTCCTTGCTGCTGTCCATGCTGCTGCCCCTGCAGCTGCCCCTGCAGCTACCCCTGCAGCTACCCTTGCTGACCACGCTGCCTCTGCTGCTGCCTCTCTAATCTCTTCGTTTCCAGTCTCCAGCCAATCAACTATCAGATTATAGTCTTCAGCGGAGCAATAAGGCTTGATTTTGGTGATGTTGATCATAGCCTGTCGGCGAGCAAACTCTCGAAGCAAATCGGTGGCATCGAAGGACCTGAGATATTTGCGTTCGGTGGCCGCTATCTTGTCATCACCAATGTCTAGTTGACCACTCAGCTCGACCTCATAGAGGATTGGTCCTGGTGCATATCGTAAGGCATCCATGGCCTTTATGGAACCATGTAGACCATGTTCACATAAAATAGGCGGTCCGTCAACTTTATGAGTTCTGTCTATCATGATGTGTCTATTGTCGCCATATCGCAATTGACGATCTTTGGTTCCAAAATAATAGGCTTTCATTGGTTTAATCGGTTTGTTCATTTTTCAATTCTCCTTTTCTAATTTAAAAAAGTAATTTCTAGCTAAAATTGAAATAGATTTAGATACCTCTTTAGGTTCTAATTCTGCTTCAACTATAAGATCTAATTCTTCTTTAATAGTATCATTTACTACCCATTTAATAAAATTACCTAAACTTTTTCTATCAATTTCTCCACCATTTAAAGTATTAAATGTTTCTTGAATTCCTTGCTCAAGTCTAAATGGTCTAACTATAATATTAACTAATTCATTAATTTTAGCAACTTTTTCATTATCTACTTTAGATAGTTTCTTTACTTTAGAAGTAGTATGTTTTTCACCTTTTGATTTAAATCGATAATTATTACCTTTATAATTAGAACTAAATACAATTCCCTCTCCAATTCCAGATACTCCAAATGCTTTAGCTACTGGACATTCTGCTTCCACTTCTAAAGTCATATCGATTATCTTATTCTGTGAAGCTTTAGGATCATTAAAATCTATATCAATTTTATAGATTGGAAATTGATATATATTATAAATTTTATCTTTTTCATCTTCAGCAACGATATTAGAAATATCTATCCAATATGCTGATTCTTCTTCATTATGTGGAGTTATTTTAGCACCAAAAACAACAAACATTTTAAGTAATTCATTTATTGCTACCCCTTTTTGAATTCCTTTACCACACCATTCACCGTAGATAGAAATGGTGTTTCTATCTAAGTCTATTTGATGAGATTCTTGAATATCTCCTATAAAATTTAAAAATGCTAATTGTTTAGAATAAACAAATGCAGCAAACCCAGCATTATCATTTTCAGGAGTAATAATTCTACTTCTACTTTGAGTCCACAAACCCTCTTTAGCATTAAAACATACACTGGAGTTCGTTCCATGGATCTTCACAGTTCCAGTAAATGTTACTATAGGTTTAGGTAAAGTTCCATCATATATAGGATTATCATTTTCATCTTTTCCTATATAAGCCGCATGTAAACTTATTTGTTTAACTACATTTCTAAATTGATGAATGCTTGGGTAGCTTATAAATTTTTTCACTTAAAATACTCCTTCTGGTTTTTCTTTTTGTCTCTTTTGAATTTCTTGTAACTCTTCAATTAAATTATCTAAATGATCCGGGTATAGAAAAAATGTATTTTGCTCATGAGTACATTGTGGAACAAATAAAACAGTAGTGCCCAATATTCTTTATCATTTTCATGTGGTATTAAAAATAAATTAGACCCTGCATGCGCATAATCATCGCATCTTATTTCTCTTATTTCAGAATTCTTTTTTATGTATCTTTTAATTTTACACATTGCTTTATATCCAATTATCTGAGAAATATCAAATACTTTATATTTTCTAGTAGTTTGTTTAAGCTTTTTATTTTTACCAAATGAAGAAAATACCCATCTAGCTTCCAGGGTAAAATACCATTTTTTAAAATAATCTACAAAATTGTGCCATGTAGTATGAATACCATCACACGAATCATCCATTTTCGATCTCCTTCACTCTATTATTTTTAATTTTTAATGGTTGACAGCTTGGAACACACCCAGATTCTTCAAGAAAATTTTTAATAGCAATAGGATCTCCCCATTCTCCATCAATTATAGATTTCAACTCAGGTTGAGAAAGAAGCCATAATGCACAATTTGCAGCATGCTGCAAATTTATTGGTTTATCAATCGTACTATCCATTTTCAATCTCCTTTACCATAACAATTAAAGTTTCTCTATTATTTAAAGTAGGATCTTCCATAACTTGTTCAAATAGATCTTTTAAAATATCACCCACTTTTTTACCACCTGGAATATTTAAAATTTCCATAATATCATGCCCATTAATAGCAAGATCTTTAATTTTGAAAGCATTTTCCTCTTTCAAAATTTTTTCAAATCTACTTTTAAGAAAAGTATTATCAATGTTCAATTCGCTTACTGGTTTTGTTCCATTCCCGACCCTGTCTGCATATTTCAAAATACACATAGCATCTACATTTTCAGGACCAATTTTAGAAACAAATCTTCTAACTGCACTATCTTTCATTTCTTTACTTCCACAAAACATATGATTTCTAACAAGATTTAAAATATACTCCATATCTTTATTAGAGAATTTTAATCGAGCCATGATATCTTTTGCAATTCTCTCTGAAATAATTTCATGTGCATGAAAACTAGCATGTGATGTACCATAATCTTTACAACTTTCTGGCTTACCGAGATCATGAAAAAGAACTGCCCATCTAATAAGAGGATGTTCTTTAGGAACCGCATCTAAAGCGTTCATAGTATGATAAAATACATCATATGCATGATGCTTATTTTGCAGAAATTCCATACATTCTGAAAGTTCTGGAATAATATGATGAAATAATTCCATACCTTGTCTAAATATAGCCGAAGGAAATTTAGATTTCTCAAAACATTTATCAATCTCCATTTTAATTCTTTCAGAAGAGATTTTTTTAATTAAATGTGCATTTGTATTAATAGCCATGTAAATATCAGGTACTATCTCAAAATTTAAAGTAGCTCTAAATCTAAGAGCTCTTAGCATACGCAAATAATCTTCTTTAAATCTTTCATTTGGATCACCAACACATCTAATAATCTTATTATGAATATCAAGAACTCCTCCATATGGATCAACATAAATATCATCAATAGGATCATAAGCTATGGCATTCATCGTAAAATCCCTACGAGATAAATCTTCCTCAATAGTTTTAGCAAATTCGACAGTAGCATTTCTACCATCGGTAGAAATATCCCGTCTATAAGTGGTGAGTTCGTATCCAATTCTAGGATTGAGTTGTTCATGAATAATAGTAACTGTACCATGATCAATGCCAGTAGGAATAATATTAATATGATCTGACTTGAAAAGTTTAGTTACTTCTTCAGGAGTGGCATCTGTAGCAATATCAATATCAGAAGATTCTATGCTAAGAATATTGTCACGTACCCATCCTCCAACAATATAAGCTTCAAAATTAGCTTTATTTAAAGTTTTACAAATTTCAATTGCTGTTTTCAATTTCAATCTCCTTTTCTTTAATTTCTAAAATTGACTTATTTTTATCGCACCACTCTTTAATAGACTCATATTTAGCATTAGAAAAGAAACAATCTTCAAATTGTTCTAGAGTACCTTCAAAAGTAGCACCACTATCAATGATAATTATATCAGTTTCTTTAATATTTATTTTCAATCTCCTTTTCAATACCTTTATTTAATTTATAATTATATAATATCATAAAACTAAAGTCAAGCAAATATTTTATTTAATTTCGTTAATAATATAACCAAACTCAGGGTCAAGATAATCTTGACTAATATTCGAGGAAAATAAACCATAACTAAGTTCGTATTTTTGTCCTGTAGGTAGATACGTATATGAGACTTTTGATATTGATGACGAAAAATTCTCTACATATTTTACAGATGGAAGTATGTAGTAGAAGTCACGAAACCATCCTTTAACTTCTACTTGTCCACCTGACCCACATCTCTCGAGTTCAAAGATATTCTTCCAAAAATCTTGAGAATCTTCTCTTAAATTAGTAACAATAGATTTTGTAATATTTATAATACGTGAAAAATAGTTTTCTAGATCTTTATCTATTCCTCCCTTTAATGAAAGCATTATTTCTTTAATCTTCTCTATTAATAAAACTATTTTATTCCAATCTTCATGAGTACCATATACTTTTACTTTTGAAATCCCACATAAATACATTGAATAGTTATAAAACGGCGATGACATTTCACAAAAGGCTGCATTAAAAGCCATTTCTGACTCTAAATTAGACGTGGTAAATGAAGGTAAAAATGTTTCAATATCTAATGGTACTAATTTTTTAAGTTCTGAAATTAATAGGTTTAAAGATATTAATTGAGGATCTCCTGTTAATACTTTAATTTCTTTAATTTCACTACTATCAGTAAATAACTCTCTATATGTTTGATGTGACTTACAAATAATTTGAGATATCTCACCTAAGATAGTATACCAAATAAAGTCAGGTTTAAGAATAATACCATAATGCGTCGACCAACACATTTTAAGATAAGTAAGATAATTCTTATGTCTAAAGTCTCCAAATATACAGTCTCTTACGACCTCCTTAGTAAAAGATTTATCAATAGTTGATCCATCTTCATTCGAACGGTTAACTTGAGAAATTTCTTTATTAAATTCAGCTGGTTTTCTGGTTTTAGGTGTACTAAATTCTAATGTTTTATCAATTTCGATTATTACGGAGTTTAATTCCTCTACACCTTTAGACATCTTATTTTATCTCCTATATTTTTATTTTTATTACATCTAGTACAAATTTTCATTATTCTATTCCTTGCCCCTTTATTCTACATTTTTGTTTTACTGCTGCCCATAATATCATATCTACTTTACCATCAACAATATATTTTTTCATATGTTACATCACAACATATGCCGAAGTGAAGGGAATTCACTCCTTTAATATGACACCCACATGATGATCAATTATATGTATTTCCATATCCAAATTATTTTTTTCATTTTTCATTAAAAAAATTCCTCTCTATCTTCCCTCAACGATTTTAAAGTCATCATAATTTGTGATACTTTACTATTGAGTTCTCTTAATTGATTTTCTATAAAATATTCTGTAATTGACATTGTATTATAAATAGGTATTTTATATTTATCATATCTTTTTAATACTTCTTTTATTATTACATTAGGTATAAAATCCATGTCTATTAATTTTTTATTTCTATTATAATTATCTTTAACTTTTTCAGTTTTAACTATTTCACCATCTTTATTTTTAATTTCAATCTCTTCTTTTAGTACTTGCTCAAATTTATCTTCAGTATCAAGAATTTTCATAGCAGTTTTGATACCAACTCTAGGTTTAATAGCTGGAATATTATCAGACTTATCACCTATCATAATTTTCAATTCTAATGCCCTTTTAGGATCTTTTTCTTGAACCCATTTATTTTTCATTGGATCAAAAAGATTAGTATTTTTATGTTGAAGCAATTGAATATAATCCTGGTCGCTCGTTACTAAAATATTTCTATATCCTGTAGAATGTTTAACAATAACAGCTGCTATATCATCAGCTTCAACTCGAGGAATATGAATTACTTTAAATGGGAATGTAGATTTAATACCCTTTATTAATTCTTCAAAGTGACTAAAATATTCATCCCACGGAAATAGATCATTTTCTCTATCTATTTTTCTATTCTCCTTATAAGATTTATAGATAGATTTTCGCCAATTTCCTTTACCATCAACAGCGAGAACTACTTCATCTGGAGAAAATTTACCCAAAGCAGAAAATAGGGTTGTCAAAAACATGTGTTTATGAAGTTGTAATTCTGGTTCAGGATTACCAAAATTTTTAGCATTAGCGAAGAGACACCGTATGCTCATGTGATTTACGTCAATTATTACTCTAGTTTTCAGCTGTTTTCCTCCATTGATATAACCCATAAATATCAGCAATCAAAAATGATACCCAAGTAGCTAATAAAATCCATTCTTTTATTAATATAAAATGATATATCCAAAAGAAACAGGATATAATCCATAATATCCAACACAAATCATTTTTCTTAGCATTTAAAATAATACCAAGTATTGATAAAATAAAAGCAATTATTTCAATCATAGGTCAATATATAGCATTCCATCAGTAGGTTTATATTCATATTGGCAATATGAATTTGTTAATTTCTTTCCAGATTTTTCTAATTCGTTACATTTACTACATTGTCCAGTTTCTTCAATTCCCATATTAATATATTCTGTTCTACCACATTTTGGACAAATTTCTGATTCCATTTTCAATCCTCCTTATTTTTAAATAAATTATATAATGAAATGAAAATTAGGTCAAGAATTATTTTGATATGTACATTACTTCTTCTACTTTCCATATATCTAACGTAGAAGTAATGTACATATCCATTTTAAAAATTTTTGTCTTACATTATCATAATCATCCCTCATATGTCCCAAGCCCCAATGATATAGCTCAATTCCACTAAAAGTAATATTTTTATAGCCTAAATGATTAGCCAGCCATGTTATCGATATATCATAAAAATCCCACCCTGAAAAATAGTTAGAATCCCACTCGATTTTATATAATAAATCTTTTCTACAAAACAAAATAACTCCATCTAAGACTTGAACAGGTCCTATTGAGCCATAATTATTAATCCATCTTTTTAATTGATTGTTTTCAATTTTTTGATGACCTGCTTTACCAGATAGATTGGGATGAGGCTTACCAGAATATCCTTCCCACCACATACCCGATGCCGATAATTTTTTTGCACCAGCTACTCCAATAAACCCGATTTTAGAATCTTTTAATTTTTTTTCTAATGATCTTAAATTAATAGATTCTACATTTATATCTTCATGACAAAAACAACAAAAATCTACATCTATTTCTAATTGACTTATACCATCATTATATGCTTTAAATATTGAATCATATCCTTCTTGAAATATAATTTGAGTATTTTTAGGAAATAGATTAGATATCCATTTATTAGTTTCTTCTTTTAAAATATTATTTTGAGTACAAATTATAAATGCATATTTTGCCATATATCTTCCATTAAATTTATAAATTCTTCATATTTTCTATTATTTCTCTATGTATTCTTTTAGCAGATTTATAATCACGATTATCATGATAAAAGAAAAAAGTGAATTTAAATTTTTATCTTTTTCGGCCCATTTTTTAAATTTAATATGTTATTTAATTCCATTATAAATTATTATAATTGGTGAAATACTAATAAAAATTATAAAACAGAAAAATAACCATAAAAGAAATCTTTCATACCACATTTACTTATTCTCCAATTTAATATATTTTATATACTTTTTGCCTTTTGATCTCTATCTAAATAGGAATCAGCTGGTATACTATAAGGATGATATAAATAAGCCATAGTAAGACCAATATCCCCATCTACTTGAATTAATGTTGAATTATAAACATATCTATTTTCATAAGCTACTCTCATGAAATTTCTTCTAAGCCACTCTGAAACATCACGATTTCTAATAAATGCTCTAGATGGCCCTCTTTCTGCTTTAATATCATTACCGATATCTACTGAAGTAAAGCTTTTATTCTCTCTCAAAAATTGTAAAACTTTTTTTCTTATAACCTGTGATTTTGTTTTTTGTGTTACAGTTTTCATTTTTTATCTCCTTTAAAATGGTTCTCTATCATTTCTTCTAGCATTTCATTTGCTGCTGACCTTGCTGCCTCTGCTGCTGCATCATTTGCTGCTGACCATGCTGACCATGCTGACCATGCTGCTGACCATGCTGCTACCTCTGCTGCCTCTCTAATCTCTTCGTTTCCAGTCTCCAGCCACTCCACTATCAGATCATAGTCTTCAGCAGAGCAATAGGGCTTGATTTTGGTGATGTTGATCATAGCCTGTCGGCGAGCAAACTCTCGAAGCAAATCGGTGGCATCGAAGGACCTGAGATATTTGCGTTCGGTGGCCGCTATCTTGTCATCACCAATGTCTAGTTGACCACTCAGCTCGACCTCATAGAGGATTGGTCCTGGTGCATATCGTAAGGCATCCATGGCCTTTATGGAACCATGTAGACCATGTTCACATAAAATAGGCGGTCCGTCAACTTTATGAGTTCTGTCTATCATGATGTGTCTATTGTCGCCATATCGTAATTGACGGTTTTTGGTTCCAAAATAATAGGCTTTCATTTTTTATCTCCTTTCAAATAAACTCTCATTAATTTTTCCAACATTTTATTAGTCGATTTTGTTTCTTGTTTAATCTGAAATGTTAGAATGCTTTTTGCTGCTACTACTTCACAATCTTCTAATATTCCTTCTTCTCTAAGAAAATCATCAAAATCACTACACTTATTTTTCTCATTAAATCTAACTTTATTCATATTTAATTTTTCTCTAATTCAATTATATGAGTTAACGTACATTGATTATTCGAATAAACTATTACTTCATCGTTATATAATCCAGCATCTTTTGCTTTAGCCCAAATACTATCATATTCATTAGGCGGTCCTCCATACATACTTCTGTTAGGATTATATTCTCTACCTAATGAAAATTTAACTACAAATATAAAAGCATTAGGATATTTATTTTTACCTCCCCAAAAGCCAGTAGAATAATTCAATGCCTTAGTACTAGCAGGAGCAGCATATATACCATCTCCAAACATTCTACCATGAGCAGCAACAGGAGGAACTATTAAACCAGATGACATAATACTTAAAATGTTACAATTCCTAGAACCATGAAATAATTCAACTTCTTTACCTTTAATAGTCCTATTTTTATAATTTTTTCGTTCTTTTTCTAATTTTAAATCAAAAACATTAATTACTTTCCAATCTCTAAGATTATAATGATTTGAAGCTCTGCTATTTTCAAATTTATTTATCAATCTATCAACTTCTTTAGATTTACTAGGTACAAATTCTAAATTTAAAGAATCTAACATATCTGATGACTGATTACTTGAAATTTCTTCTCCTAAATTAACGGCAGATTCTAATTGATCTAAAATATCATATTCATCTGATAATTTATCAAAATCTAAAATCCAATCTGTTCTAGAAATATATTTACCAAAAGAATGAGGAATTAATGAATAATAAAGATTATTATATTTTTTAACTTCTTCCTCATTCCAATTATCTTGATTTAAATCCTTTAATAATATTCTCAATTCATTTAATGGTTCTTTAGCTTTATTAATATGATTTAATGTTACTGGACCTAATGGTGTTTCATATCTACCGTTATTGAATTTAATAGAAGTAGCAGAAGTAATGTTATGTATATTTTCTTCAATTGCTTGTTCTATAATTCTATTAACATGAAAATTTACTACTTTAGTAGATATAATAGGTTTCTTTTTATTTGGGGTAATAGCTTTAGTTGTTTCTTCTTTAGAAAAATTCTTACCTACAATATTAGTAGATCCTACTTTTGGAATTGAAACATCTACAATTTCATAATTAGCTTTAACTGTTTCTCCAGCTCTTTTAGTAGATTTACCTCTAAGTTTTTTTCTAACAATAAAATCCATTTCTTTTTCAATTAATTCCATTTGGTCGGAAGTAATTAGAGAATTATCTTCCTTCCATAATTCTCTAACTTCATATACAGTACTTTCGCCTACTCTACCATATTGACTGAATAATCTTAATGTATCTTTGATGGGATTTTTTTGAAGTTCGATGCAATAATATTTATTATTATTTCCATCAACATTTGAACAGTTTAATATTTTGAAATCTAAAGTTTCAGTAAACTCATTAACATTATTATTTGAAACTTTTTTAGTCAATAATTTTCTACCTGTTGGTAATTTTGCCATGTTCAATCCTCCTTTATTTTACGAATATTTATAAAAGTTAAGATATATCAATTTGAAAATTAATATAAGTTTCTTTATATGATTTATCAAATTCATTAGCACAATCTTTTAAATATGCAGCTGAATTTATACAACAAGGTTCTTTAAATAAATTACCTTCAAAATCTTGACTTTCAACTAAATATATAGCCTTTCTTTTACATCCACATTTACATATTAAATATTTATTCATATTAAACTTATAAGTTTGAAGTTTTAGCTTTTATTATTTCAAATTCTAATAATTTATATATTTTAATAGCTGCTTCCTTACTTTCTAAGACACATACATTAAATTCTTCGCCATTTAATAAGTCACTTCGTGGCATATGATTATTATCTGTCATAATTAAACTATCGTCAATTATTTTTTGTATTTTTTTAATCAAGTCTTTTTTCTTACCCACTTCACATTTCCTCACATATCACTTGCATAATTTCTTGTGTTGGCATAATAATTGCGGTTAATTTAGCATTAGATATTTTACCACATGCAGTATCAATATTGATCGCAGCTAATTCTCCCCAAGTTTTTATATATTGAATTTCATAATCTGGAGTATGACCAATTATTTGAATTTTCTCCATAGGAGCTACACCTTCTCTATTCCACATTAAATTTGAATTACTTTCTATACTATTATCATCCCATTTACCTTTGCCAAAATCACCTTTAGCTATAATTGGGTGAATACCAGCGTGTGATAAAATAAAATCGTCAGTCTCTATAAAAATCGGCATATTCTTAATATATTTTAAATGCTCATCTGGTAATGTAACACTACTCTTATATGATGGTGGAGAATAACCATACATGTCTTTTATAAAATAACAATCTCCACCATAACTTTCTATAGTCTGAACACCGCCATTAATCTCAAATAGGCCTTTTTCATATTGAGAATTTTCATCAAGAAAATCTAACAACATATCTTCATGATTTCCTCTTACTGCTTTTATGTTATTGTCTATGCAGAGTTGAACAACTCCTTTTGAATCTGGACCTCTGTCTATTAAATCGCCAACAGAGTAAATTGTAGTTATATCTTTGGGAAGATAATTAAGAAGTTTTTGAAGTGTTTTTGAACAACCATGAATATCTCCAATTATTGCTACTTTTTCCAATTTTACCTCCTTTAATAGAACCCCTGAGAGGATTCGAACCTCCATACATCAACATTCGTAATATTGGACCTTTCCATTAGATTACAGGGGCAAGCGCCGGTCTGGATAAAGATTTTGATTTCACTCCGTCGAGTTTCATCTAGTCTCTATCCAGACCTATTAAAATTTTCTAATCACAAAAGATTGTGGGAATTGAACCATCGCACGCCTCTAATCATATTTCAGATTAGCGTACTTCCCAATTATACGAAATCATAATGTATTAGAAAAAATTTTTAATAAATACCTAATTCTTTTAATAATTTATATACTCCTAAATTTTCATGAAATTTCTTAATAAATTCAGCGATAGTAGGAGCATATGGCATAAAGCTACGTTTCTTGAAAAACATATTTGCTTCTCTTAAAGATAAATCTCCTTTTCTGTTATTACAATCTGTACAAGAAGTAACTGTATTTTCAAAAGTATTTTTACCACCTTTTGATTGTGGGTGAACGTGGTCTATATTGAGAACTACTTTTCTACCATCTTTTGTTTTTTCACCCTTTTTAATTCCACAATATACACAAGTATAATTATCACGAACCATTACATTTCTTTTAGACCATTCAACAGATCTTTTATATATAGATCTGACTAAATAAACTAATCTTAAAACTAGTGGAGACAGTATTTCATCGGTAGCAGTTTTAATAACTTTTTCAGAAAATTTTTCAATAGTAACTTTACCCTTAGCTATGTATCTCATAGCTTGTTCTATGGTTACTTTGTTTAAAAAGCTATAATCGTAATTTAATAATATAACTTCTTGCATTTTCTTAACTACCTTTCCTAAATTTTTTTAATTATTTATAATTAAAATTTAATTACTTTTCTTAATCAATTCATTATAATCTTCCATAACTTTTAAAATAGAAAATAATTTAATACTTCATTAATAATGTTTTCCATTCCTTCTTTAGAACCTTTTTGTGATTCATAAATCATATTCAAATTGTTTAATAATTCTTTTACTTTTATATCAACTTCTTTAGCTTCATCCTCTGTTTGTACTCTACCTTTAGGATTATATTCTCTTATTCTAGTTAAAAAATAATTAATATTGTCAAAAGATTTATAAGCCTCTAATACTAATTCATCTAATTTAGTACCTAAAGCGGTTCTATCTTTATTATAAATAGAAGATAATAAAATAGGAGAATCTGTAATAACTACATCCACTTGATCTCTTAATCTATGTAATCTATGATACTGTTTAGCAAATATATAAATTTGATTATCTAATATTGCTTCATGTTTATCCCAAACTTTATCTTTAGCATATTCAGTAACTAATTCCACATTTATACCTTTTAATTTTAAAGCACTAAAAATGCCAGCAGCAATAGTAGATTTGCCAGTTCCAGGGCCTCCATATAAATTAATTACTAACAATATACTCACCTATATTTTCTTGATATGTATTATCTATTTTATCTATATAAATAACTAAGTTACATGCATCACAACTTAAATAATGTTCATATTCACTATCAAAAACTTCATCAAATAAATGCCAATTTCTAGAGCAATTTATTTTTCTCCATAAAAATAATACCCATTCATAAGTAGGTAATTTATGTGTTATTCCTATTAATTCCATTAATATCTAATATCATCTATTCTTCCAGCATTTGATCCACAATCAATAACTGGTTCTGGTAATTCATTTCTAGCTATTTCAATTAATTTTATTTGAGGTTTAATATATCTCATAAATAAAATAGCTTTATCTTCAGCTAAGAAGGTTGCATTATCAATATCTTCAATAGGAACTGGAAATTCAAATCCACATTCAGTTAAATACCAAAGATTTCTATCTTTATAGAATTGAAATTTTACTTTCTTATTATCTTTAACCATTTCCTTTAATGTATTCATAGTCAGTCTCTAAACATTGAGAGCATTTAAATATTTGTTCAGAATCATGAAATTGTTTTTTATCACCGGTTTTCCACAATCCTATTTTAAATATTAAGCAAAAATAGTCTTTAATATAACCACATTCAAAATTTTCACTATTTTTACATAAATCACCATCTGGTACAATAATATTTACATTAATTTGCATTTTTATTTTCCTCCCTCTATAACTGAAATTTCTTCAATATGCCTATAAATTTGGGGTGAACGGAGGGAATCGAACCCTCTTACCTCGATTCACAGTCGAGTATCTTAACCATTGGATTTCGAACACCATAATTCAATCTCTATAAATTTCATATCTTTTTACATCATCACAATTTTTAACAATTCCTATACCTACTTTTGTAACTACATTTAGTACTTTGTTGCTATTATAATCAAATCCCTTATCTGGAATTATATAAGGGCTTATAAGTTTCTTACCATCCTTTAAATGTAAAATTAATTTATAAGCCATAATATTTATTTGGTCCCGCCGGCTGGAATCGAACCAACACAACTTACGCGACAGGTTTACAGACTGCTAAGCTCACTGCCTGCTCAACGACGGGATATTTTGGAGTCGGCGATGAGATTTGAACTCACATAAAACGATTTTGCAGACCGCTGCCTAGCCATTCGAGCCACACCGACATATATTTAATGTATACTATGAATAAAATATTTATTAGTCAAAAACTTATTGATAAATAATCTTCTTCTTGTTCTGCTACATTTATTAATTCAAATTCTTCCATAAAAAATCCTCTATTTATTTGGAGCGGATACTCGGATTCAAACCGAGACCAACTGAGTGGAAATCAGTCATGCTATCGTTAAACACTATACCCGCATCTTATTATCTACATTCCTTACATAGACAATTATTAGCAGTAGCTCTTATATTTACTTTAATTTCAGTACTACAACTTTTACAATTAATTATTTTAATGCTTTTACAATTTTTAGAAGAACATATACTTTTATTACTATTTAAAAAAGTTTCAAAATCTTTACCACAATTTTTACAATTTTTCTTTATAGTTTTAATTTCGTCATATAATTTTATAAAATCCTCGCCATATTTATTTATAGTATATTCTAAATATGATTTCATTTCTTCCCAATAAAGTACCTTTATTATATGAGGAAACTGATTTATTTTGGCTTTTGTTCTATCACTTTTGAATCCCTTTATTTCTATATAATATCCTTCTTGAATAAAATCGGGGTAATATTTATACCTTTTATTTTTAAAAATGTAAGGAAAGGCTTTAGTATTTCTTTTAAATTCTATATTATGTTCTATATTATATATTACATAAGCTAATTCCCATGAAGATTGACATAATATACCTTTATAATGACCTACTTTACCATTTCCTCCTCTATTCCTCATACCTCCAGTCTTACCCGTAACACTAATACTAATTAACTTATACCTACAGTCTTTTTTCCCACAAGTTTTTTGACCGTTATTATATTTTAGTATTTTTATTTCATTACATATAGGACAATTAATATATTTTATTTTAGTAAATTTATTTTTTGTTAATTTATTACTTATTTTATTACGTTTAAATGATGTTAAGCTCTTAGATAATTTTCTTTTATGTTCATCATCCCATTGTCTACTATTAGCACATTTTCTAGAGCAAAATTTTCTATAATTCCCCCTTTCAAAAGCTTTTTTCGTGACATTTATATGGTATAGATTATTACATTTTTTACATTCAATTTCTTTTTCTATTCTATTTATAGATTTACTTAATTTAGTTTTTCTTTTTATCTCATTCAATTTAGGATTATATTTGCAATTTGTTTTATGTGCTCCAAATTGTTGGTATTTTTCAAACTCGAAACTGATATTACAATATGGGCAAGTTCGTTTAATCATTTTAAAATCTCCGCGCCTTTTAATTATTTATAAGAGCGAAAATTTAAAATCGAACTACTAATCACCTGCTAATTCACTTTTCAATCCTACATTTTAATTATTTTGGCAGAGGGTAGAGTAATCGAAACCCGACCTTTTACAGTCCCACGGTATTCAACACCGCTTTGTCACCTTGACGGTACCCTCTATAAAATTTTTTGCTGTCCGAATAGGAATTGAACCTATTTTGATAACTGCGCGATTATCGCATCTCCATTAGATCGGACAATATTTGCGGGCCTATCAGGAATCGAACCCGATCCTAGAGGGTTGGAATCTCTTTGGTCACCATGACCTTAGACCCATGATTTAATTTTTTAAACTTTCTTCTTATATATGATCTCATTGCCTTTTTATCTTCTTCTGATTCATATTCAGAATTTTTAAAAAGAATTTCTCCTAATATAATTAAATCTAAAAAATTATTCATATTTTTAATCATTTTATAATAGAAGTCCCACCTGGATTCGAACCAGAAGCTCAAGATTCAAAATCTTAAATGTTACCATTACACCATAGGACCATATCTTAAATTTTTATAATCATTAAAAAAGTTATTACCAATGTACCTAAGATTATACCTGTAATCTTAGATAAAATTAACATTTCTTTCATTTACTTCTACTTCTCCTCTTCTACTTCTTTAGATTCTAATTGCCATACACTTTCAATTTCATCAACATTCATATATATTGGGCTTTTAATTATATCAAATGAAACCCATTTCCAATTATCATTCTTAATTGAAAATTCTTTAACCCAAAATTCCTCTTGAATACCTGATTTATAATTTACCCTTATTTTATAAATAGTTATCATTTTCACTCTCCTTTTTTATTTAATTTATAATATCCAAAAGTTAATTAAAATTGTTTAGCTCCCTCACCCGGATTCGAACCAGGATACCGTTCTAGACGGATTACAACTCATTAACAGTGAGCCCACTTACCAGTTAGTGTATGAGGGAATGATTTTTATTTTGGTGGAGCCGGGAGGATTCGAACCTCCAACCTAAAAAGGTCCTGCCGGGTTACAGCCGGGGGCACTAGCCATTATGCGACGTCTCCATTATTTATTAGCAACTAAAGAGATTCGAACTCTCAATTCTAGACTGGCAATCTAGCGTATTACCATTAAACACTATAGCTGCACTATTTATCAATTTATTTAAAAAATTGAGCTCCAGCGAGGAATCGAACCCCGTTCCGCTGATTACAAAACAGCACATCATCCAGATAAATGCTTCAAGAGCAAAATTTAATAATACCTCCGGAGAGATTCGAACTCTCAATCCTCAAAGGGCACTAGAGCCTAAATCTAGCGTGTATTCCATTCCACCACGGAGGTTCATTTTGTACCGACGGAGAGATTCGAACTCTCAATCCTCAAAGGGCAGCAGGTCTTAAATCTGCAGTGTATTCCGTTCCACCACGCCGGCATGTTTATAATTCTACAATATTCAATCCTTTCTTGGTCGGAGTAGAGAATTTCGAAATCTCGGCCTCTGAGTCCCAAACCCAGCGCTCTACCTCTGAGCTACACTCCGTTTAAAAACATGTTTAATATGAAAATAAATAAACAATTCCCTGTAATACACTAACTCTAAAATCTAATGATAATGAAAAAATATCTTGCATTCTTAAATCACATTCTATAATATTATTTACTGCTTTATGTTTTTCAAGAAATTTACATTGTCTAAATTCTGTATGAATATTATTATCTTTTAAAATCTTAAGTTCGTTTTCTGTAATATATCCTAATCCTTTTAAATTTATTGTCATTTTCAATCTCCTTATAAAAATTATTGATTATTCCAAATTACATTAATTTTCTCTAGTCTTCATATTTTATAAAAAGTGCTAAATTTACAAATGCTAAAATAATAATAATTATATCTATTATTTCTTCATTATAAAAATATAATCCTATAAATCCACAAAACATTGCACTAAATAAATTGATATATTCCATTTCAATCTCCTTTATTTATTTAATTTATATTATATAATAACATACATCTAATGTCAAGTAAATAATTATTTTTTATTATTTTTGTCGGAAGATGTAGGATTTGAACCTACGCACGCTTTACCGTGGCCTCGCATTAGCAGTGCGGCACAATACCAGACTCTGTCAATCTTCCCTTATAATTTTAAATCCTTTAACTTTACTAATATCATCTATAATACTTTTAGAATAAATTAATCTCCATGTGCCATTTGATAATTTTTCAAGATTAATCATTTTTATTTTTGTATCAATTTCTACCACTTTAGATAATTTTAATTCTTTATCAATACCTTCAATAATAATACTTCTTTTCATATAATATCCTTTTAAAATGGCACCCTAGGAAGGAATCGAACCCTCATGTTTCCAGTTACGCTTTCTACTGTTTAGAAGACAGAGGCGATACTAGGGCAAATTTTGGTCGTCCTACCAGGAATCGAACCTAGATCTTCCGATTATCAATCGGGCGCTTCTTCCAGTTGAGCTATAGGACGATATTTTATTTTGCTGGAGACGGTATTGATCCGTCCCGAGAAGCTTATGAAACTTCTTTTTCCACTTGGTTATCCAGCATCATTTGTAGCGGGTGCCGGAATCGAACCGACGTCCTTGGGATATGAACCCTGGCTGGAACCACCTCCAGTCTAACCCGCAATATTTTGGTGGATTCTAGAGGATTTGAACCTCTGCTTTCTGGGCTTCAACCAGACACTCTACCAGACTGAGTTAAGAATCCATATTTAATTTTTGGCGTCCTCTGTTGGATTTAAACCAACATCTCCATTGTCTCGCGAAGACCTGGGCTTTATTTAAGCTATCGGGACTAAATTTATGCGGCACTGACGATATTTGAAATCGCTATCGAAACATACCTTGACAGGGTACCGGCTCGCCATTTGCCTTCAGTGCCATAATTTATTTTTGGTACTTCCTCTCAGACTCGAACTGAGGTTTGACGTCTTGTAAGAACGTTGCATTAGCCGCTATGCTAAGAAAGTATATTTTGGTCTCCCATGTCCGATTTGAACAGACGACTTCCTGGATCCAAACCAGGAGCTCTACCAGACTGAGCTAATGAGAGTTAATGTATTTTATTTGGAGCTAGCTAGAGTTGAACCGGCAACCTTCTGCTTGCAAAACAGGCGCTCTCCCAATTGAGCTATAGCCCCTCCTTATTTTGTGTTAGATAAAGGATTCGAATCTTTTATAAGCAACTATTAACACTACATCAAGATATTTTTTATTCTTTAAACATTTTATTAAAAGATTCAGCAACTTCTATAGCATGTCTTTTAACTTTAGCCAATCCTTTTAATATTAAATCCATATCCTCGTTTGGATCTATATCTCTATAAAGAACTTCACCAGTTTCAGAATCTCTTAAATTATCAAAATATATTCGTCTACCTTCAATTCTCATTTTCTACCTCTCTTAAACTTTTTTGTGGAGCTGTCCGGTTACGATCCGGATGCTCTGACTTGCAAGGTCAATGCCCTCTACCAAGATACAGCCCCTCCTTCTTATATAGTGGGTCCACCCGGAACCGAACCGAGATTGACCGGTTAAAAGCCGGATATTCTTCCAGTTGAATTATAGACCCATATTTTAATTTTAGTGGGTCTAGCCGGAGTCGAACCGACATTAAACTTCTTATGAGGAAGCCGTTCTACCGTTAAACTATAGACCCATTAATAATTATATTTTTGGTACTCCGACGGGGTACTGACCCCCGACTTCTTCCTTGAAAGGGAAGCGATCTACCACTAATCTACCGGAGCATATATTACTAAAATCTTTGATACTTTATTGTTCCGCATTCCGGACAAGCATATAAATTAGCCTTTTCAATATTATAATCTTTTTGTATCGTAAAATTTCCTTCTATTTGTATAAATTCTTGACCATTTGAATTAAATTCGACTAATTCTGAATCAAATTCTCCTTTACCTTCTGGTACTATCCATTCTTTACCATGGATATATCCACAAACACATTTCATAATCAATCTCCATTATTTAATGTACATCTATACAAATAACATCAATATCTTTAAATGCACAATGACCATCTTCTGTGCATATATCTTTAGCATTAGGTACTTCAACAGATTCATGCCATTCAGAATGTATACAGTTTTTAGGGCAATCTATATCTACTTTATCACATAATACTTTTTTAGCCATCACAAATTTACCTTTTCTTTATTTATTTAAATTATATAATAACATAAAAATAATGTCAAGTAAATAAAAAAATCCCTTAAAACTTTTCTTGGCTTTAAGGGATTTTTGAAGTTATATGTATCTTACTTACTTCATCTTACAAATCCCCTATCACTATCTAGATTAAAATCCACCTCTGCATAATTATGTTTCGCTTCAGATTGAATAGATATAGCTCCTAAACTTCCCCAATTAGAACACATGATAGTTCCATCACCTTCGGGCATTAACGACGTAGACCTTACTATCGGTTCTAATTGTCTGAGTTTGTTCATTTTTGAAATCATTTTACCTTTTTTATTTTAATTGGTAATATATTACCATAATTATTTATATGAAAAGTTTTTTACTTTCTTATGTTTACTCTTTTATTTTAACATACTTTGTTATAATTACTTCTTCTTTCTTAACATAACATATAGATGATTTATCAAAAGTCCATCCTACATCAAAAATATTATTATCCCCTGTAGTACTAGCCCATTCATAACCTATTAATGTTCCATTAATATTAACTACACAAAATAAATCATCCCACCATCTATGTGGAGATATATGTTCTTCATATATACTTTCCCAACCTATTAGTTCTGCAAAACACTCATCAAATCCATTAGTTTTATAATATTCACCTGCTTCTTTCTTTAAATATTCTTCTACAAATTCTAAAGCAGTTTGATTCATTTTTTATCCCTTTAAATTATTATATAATACTAATTTTTAAAAGTCAAGATATTTTAAAAAATTTTAAAAATTAAAGCCATTTCGTAGGATAAAGTCTAACCTACTTCCACATTGGCTTTAATTGTTACCAAAGAGTTTCTGACCTTTTTATATTTTACCTCTAACCTTTGGTCTCCTCTTTCTTCTTCGTCGTCGTCGTCGTCGTCTAAGTACCAGACTGTTCAAAGTGAAAGATTATAATATCTCCTACTAAGTCTTCGGTGAGGAAGGCATCCAGGGCCTTATCTATGTTTATAATATATACTATCGTCGCCTTCTTAGCATAAGTATATAATTGTTGTCGATATCCCATATCCGACATAAATTTTAAGTAATTATCTCATCACTTCCAATCCACCTCGCTACATAATTCGATGAGTTTATAGCATATTTCTTAGCTTCTACGAAAGTAATTACTTTATCTGTTCGAGGGCGCCGTTTCTTAACCTCACATAACTCTAAACGACGAAGAGTTTTAATTTTTAAAAGAACATTTTAATTATTTATAAATATTATTATATATTATATAATTTTAAAAGTCAAGATATTTTTAAAAAATACATCAGCCCACCAACTAATATTAAATATATTTTAATTCATTTTCAACTCCCTTTATAGTCTAATAATTTATCTAAATATTTCCACATTTTATCCATTTTAATATCATCTTCCGAACGATATGCAGAATAACATCTTTTTAATTTTAACTTAAACTCTTCATGCTCTTTTTGGTACATTTTCAATTTAGAAGGATTTCCAAATACTCCTTTAACACTGAATTCAATATTAGCTATCCTATCAGCCAATTTAATAATAGTAGCTTTAGGATTTTCTTTTATTTTAGGATAAGTTTTCTTTTTTCTTTCTTTTCTATTTCTTCCTAATTCATCTGTAACTGCATATACTATTTCTGCTATCTCTATATTAAATTCTCTTTTAATATCTTGATAAGTTACAGGTGTATCTTCAATTGTATCATGCAACCAAGCTGATATTAAGAGATTTTCATCATCTTCATATCCAAATCTTATTAATACTTCATATACATGTTCCAAATGTCTAACATAAGAATATACTTCACTATATGTTTGACCTACATGAGCATCTCTTGCAAAATGAATTGCTTTTTCTAAAAATTTTTTATTCATTTATAATCCTTAGTTTAGTAAAATCACTAAGAGGTAATATACTAGAATCTGCTTCTCCTAAATTCAAAATAACATTTTTATCTTTATCTGTCACAATAGCAAACCTCAGTACCGATAAACATTTATGTATCATAGTCTCTTCTAAATTTTGAGCTTTATCATTCATAAATTTCCAATTATTCTGAGGAAGAATGTCTTTCATAAATTCCATAAATTTAAATTCATTGGAATTTTTGATAAATTCTCTATAAGCTAGACGCAATAGTTTATCCAGAATATCAGATACCCTAATATATTCAAGATCTTGAAAACAATATTCTCCTAAAATTATTGATAAATCCTTTATAGTATCTGTTTCTTTATAATGACCTTTAGCATACAAATAAAAATGTCTATTACTATCTAATTCTTTTTCCATTTCAATCTCCTTTTCAATTTATTTCTATTAATTATATAATATCATAAAACTAAAGTCAAGTAAATAAAAAATAAATATAAATATTTTTAATAAAATATATTAAGTTTTCACATCTTGACTTTTTTAGCTTTATTTTATATAATATATATAATATTTAAAGGAGGTGTTATCATTACAACATCAAAGAAAGGTAGACAATTTATTGATAACTTAAAATTACATGAATTACTTATAGAATATAAAAAAAATAAAGAAATTGATAATTCAACTAGAATATCAGAAGAATTAGGAGGTTTATTTAATATTCTAGTTGACAATATGTCATATCATAGACGTTGGATTAATTATTCTGAAAATTGGAAAGTTGAAATGAAATCTGATGCATTATACAATTTATGTAGATATGCTCATAATTTTAATCCTGAAAAAGGAACAGCTTTTAATTATCTGTCTATGTATATATGGAATGCCTTTTTAGCTAGAACTACTAAAGAAAGAATTAGCAATCAGAGAGATGAATTAGTAAGAGATCGAATTTATAATGATCATATGGTTAAATTAGGTCTTTATAATCCCAAAGATGAAAATAATCAATCAAATAACTATGAATAAAATTTTATTAACTGGTGATATACATATAGGTGTTCGTGGAGATTCAGATGTTTATTTAGATATATTTTCTAAATGGATTACAAATTTCTTAATTCCTACTATACAGAAAGAAGAAATTTCTCATGTATTCATATTGGGAGATTTCTTCAATAATCGTAATGTCAGCAATATAAAATCTCTTAATGTTGCTATTTCTATGTTAGATCATATGATAAGAGTATTACCTAAAGTGAAGATTTATATAATTGCTGGTAATCATGATATTTATTATAGATCTAGTCGAGAAGTATCTTCATTAAAAACATTTGAAAATAGATATAAAAATCTACATATTGTAAATAACATAGAATTATTAGAAATATGTGATAGAAAAATAGTTTGTTCTCCATGGCTAGTAAATAATGAAGAAATTGATAAATTATTTTCATATAGAGCAGATTTATGTTTAGGACATTTTGAAATTTCTGGATTTGATTTGGTTAGAGGGGTCAAAGAGAATAATGGGCTCAGTCAAAAGAAACTTAAAGAATGTTTTACTAAAATCTTTTCCGGACATTTTCATTTACATCAAGAACAAGGTAATATCAGTTATGTAGCTAATCCATATCAAATGGATTGGAATGATTGGAATGATCAAAAAGGTGTTACTATAATTGACTTAAAAACTATGAAACATAAGTTTATAGAAAATAAAATTTCACCAACATATCAAAAAATATTTTATTCAAAATTAAAAAATAAAACAGCTGATTTATCTACAGTCAGTGGCAATTTTATTCAATTAGTAATAGATGAAATATGTTCAGACAATAATTTAGAAAAATTGCAAATTTTAATTGAAAAAAAATCACCAATATCTCTAACTATAGATGGTTTAAGTATAGGAGCTGAATTGAGTGTTGAAGAAATTGAAGAAGAACTATCTAGTCCTATTGAGTATTTAACGAACTATATAAAGAAAGTTAAGTTTCCTAAAGAAGATTTTCAATATAATAGACAAAAAATTTCTAAAATGATTCAAGAAATATATGGGAGATGTATAAAATGAATATTAAATGTGATAAATGTAGAAAGGAATTAGAATCTCTAGGGGGATTATTATTTAGTCCGCCAGACTATTTAAATAGAACAGATAAAGTTCATTTGTGTACTAATTGTTATAATATTATTATGAAATGGTTATATTCAAATGAAAGAAATGAAAATAACATCTTAAAAAATGCTATTCTAAAATATAAAAATGCTATTCAGGAATCTAATAATTGCGCTGAAATGATTTTATCTAGTGGTGAAACTTATGAAGCCAAAAAATTAATGAAAAATCTTGAAGATGCTAGAAATGAATTATTTAAAATAGTAAAAAACTATCAATTATATGATCTAAGAAAAAATGAAAATTAATTTTAAAAGAGTAACAGCTAGAAATTTTCTATCTTATGGAAATAAACCAACTACTCTTCAATTAGATGATAATCCATTTACTATTATTCATGGCGAAAATGGTGCCGGTAAAACTACATTAACTATTGATTTAATAGGATGGATATTAAAAGGTAAAATACAAAGAAAAGGTATAATTACATCACAAGTAGTTAACAATATCAATGGTAAAAATTGTTATGGTTCTTTAGAATTTTCTATAGGTAAAAAAGAATATAAAGTAGTAAGAGGAATTAAACCTAATATTTTAGAATTATGGATTGACGGAATTAATCAAGAATCTGAAAGTTCTAAAAAATTAATGCAGCAAGAAATTGATAATATTATTAAAATTGATTTACCTACTTTATCTAGCATTTGTTTGATGTCAATAAATTCTACAACTCCTTTTGTAGATCTTTCGCCAGAACAGACTAGACAAATCACAGAAGATATTTTAGGTATTTCTATCTTCTCTGATATGTTAAAAGATATTAAGAAACAAATCAAGGACAATAAAGATTCTTTAAAAATAAATACTAAAGATCTTAATTTATTTTCAGAATTAGTTAATGAAGGAAAAGAAAAATTAGCTAAATATAAGGAATTAAAGGAAAATTTTAATGAAGAGAAGAAGAAAAAGATTAAGACTTTCGCACAAGAAAAAGATGAAAAAGAAGATAAAAGAAAAAATTATAAACAAGATAGACAAAAATTAATAGATAGTGTAGATGAAGAAGATTTACAGAATTCTTTAAATGAATATGGAGAAAAAATTAAAGATTTACAGGAGGTTATTAATGATCTAAATAGTACTATTAAAGCTGAAAAGGCTTTAATTATTATTGAAAAGGAAAAGATAGAAACTTTATCTAAGAATGATCCCATTTGTCCTACTTGTTCTTCAGAATTAACAGATGAACACAAAGAAATAGAGATCAATAAATCTACTCAAATTATTCATAATTATGAAGAAAGTCACCATAGGGACAATGAATCTATTGATAAATTAATAAAAGATATAGATAAATTACAAAATAATATCACTCAAATACATAATGATGAACAAGAATATCATCAAAATTTAAGATCTCTAGATGATAATATAAATTCTTTAGATAGAGATATTCAACATATTGATAATAATCTAAAAAATTTAGAAAAAGAAAATATTGAAGATAAATTAAAAGATTTAGTAAACAAATCTAAAATTAAAGAGCATGTAAATAAATTTAAATTACTAAAATCTGAAAATATTAAATTAAAAGAAAAATCTAAATATTTAGAACTAATAAAAAATATTTTATCTGATGGTGGAGTTAAATCTGAAATAATTAAAAAAGATATTCCATATCTTAATTCGCTAATTATAAAATATATGAACTTATTTGGTAAAAGTTTCTCTATACAATTTAAAAATGATTTTAGTATTGAAATGAAAGGTCATCAGAAAAAAGGTCTTGGATATTACAATTTATCTTCAGGAGAAAAAAAGAGAATTGATTTGGCTATACTTTTTTCATTCATTGAATTAATAAAAAAGAAAAATAGTGTAAGTACAAATCTTTTAGTATTTGATGAATTATTAAATACTAGCTTAGATAACGATGGGACTGATATAATTCTTAATATATTAAATGTATTAACTAAAGATGAAAAAATAGATAATATTTTTATTATTACTCATGATAAGAATCTCAATCTTTCTAATGCTAGAACAATAGAAATAAAAAAGAAAGATAACTTTAGTCAAATAGAATATTTAGGAGAATAATTATGCCTAAAAAGAAAAAAGAAAAAAATATAAAATTAATGGATAGATTTAAAATAGATGATATTATTATAACAAATCATGCTTATGATAAATTTAAAGAACTTTGTGAAAAATTAGAAATAGAATACGAAGAACCTTATACTGATATTAAAAATTTACTTACTCAAGCTAAATTAGATACAAATATTAGAAAAAAAGGATATATGGTTAAAAGAATATTATCTAATAATTTTCAATCTGCTCTATATTTTATAAGTGATGGATGGAGATTTGTGATAGTTGATAAAGAATATGAAACCATTTTAGTTACAATTGAAAGAGAGAAAAAAGAAGAAAATTTTTAGAAGGAGAAAGTATATATGATATTAAAAGAGAAAGAAGCAAAAAATAAAAATTGTTTTCATATTACATATGATAATAAATCAATATGGGATGGAGATATAATATGAAAATAAATTTATTTCAAACTTTTCCAATTGAACCTTTACCTGATATAGCTATATGTTCATCATGTGAATGGAAAGGTGATGTTAAAGATTGTGAAGAGGATGAAGAAGGTGATTGGGAAACTGGATATTATAAAATACATTTATGTCCCAAATGTGAAGATGGTGGATGTATCGATGATTATTCAATGTCAGATGAACGTGCTGAAGAATGGAGACAATGGCATAATTTACAAAATCTATAATTAAAAAAAGGAAAATTAAATGCCAATTTATGAGTTTCTTTGCTCTCATTGTAGAGCAATAGAAGAGCAAATTTTAAAAATAAGTGATGATACTAAAATAATTGATTGCCCATTTTGTGGGGAAAAACAATCGTCTCATAGAATTATGAGTAAAACTTCATTTGAATTAAATGGGGAAGGATGGGAAGCTGATGGTTATGGATATCCTACATCTGAATCTAAAGCAGGTACCGCTATTCATAAAAGTAATGGGAAAATACGTAGAGGTAAGAATATAAATCCCTTAGAAAAATATGTTGGAAAGGGAATGTTGAAGAAATAAATTTATTATTTCTTCAACTCTTGTAATTTAGGAATAACATATTCATATTCATCTTTAATTGTTTTTATTGTTGCTAATAATATTTTAGCATCCTCAATAGATAAATTTTTTATTTGAATATTATCATATTTTGATGTATGATAATGTATAGCCGCTAACGATGCTCTAATTTTTCCATATTTTTCATTGGTAAATTTTAATAATTTATCATCCATTTTTTATCCTTTTGTTATTTAAAAATACGATTTATAACACATATAACACGACTATTATAGACATAAATTCTATCTTCATAATATATTTTCCATTTTAAATTATTAAAGTTATCATAATTATCTACTTCTTCAATCATTTTAATTTGGTTGGAATTAGGATATGCTAACCAATTCCAACTTAAATTAATAATTTCTTCACTAGTTATTGAATATGGAAAAGAATTAGCTTTTCCATCAACATACCATAATAATATTAATCCATATTTTTCATCTATTATCCAACCAGTACATAATAAATTTACTTGACTAAATGCTAATTCTAAAGTTTGCTTTAATAATTTATATCCTTTACCATGTATATTTAAAATTCTATTATCGTTCATTTTTTATTCCTTTTCAATTTAATTATTTTTTATAAGGGATAACTTATATTTTTAAATTTTATTTCTTCAACATCCTAGGACATATTCCATCTGCCATGAAGATATAATTCAATAATGTTATATCTCCATTTTTTATAAATTGAATTCCACCAATAAAACATTTTAGAAGATTTTCTACATCTTTACAATCTATATCATAGTCTGAACATATTGAAAGTTTATTATCTTCTAGTAAATCATATTTAATATCTAAATTAGTCATCATATTAAAGTAGATAAATTCTATTTTCTCCTTATATTAATCTAGAGTATCAAATTCTCTTATCCGTTCAAGAACATCCTTCATACAACCAATAAAAATACATATTACAATAAATATAAGTATATATCCCAAAATCTTAGTCATAAACCACACTGTAGGTATAGACATTAAAAATATTATAACTACTGTAATAAATCCAACTATACAAAAAACTATACTACAAATAAAAATACCTTCAATTAAAATTTTTAATCCAATAAAAAAAGTATCTATTAAAAATATAATTTTATCCATTTCACTCCTCTATATATTTAATATTTTAATTTTCTCATTATTTTTTTATCAATAATTTATCTTTCTATTTATATCATATTCCCATCTAGGTGCTCTTTTTAAAATATATAAGAGAAATTCATTATCACTTATACCTTCTTTTAATAAAATCCTTCTTTTGATAGCTAATATATGAGATGGTCTAAATCTAATATGAATATCTTTCCATCTTTTAGCTATTAATGAAGCTATTTTAATTCCTTCCATTAAAGTTGGCTTAATGTTACTATATTTAGAACCACATATTCTACAATATTGTATATTATGAGTCTGAACATCACCACACGTAATACATATTTTATTATAGACTTCAGATAGAATTTTTTCTATCTTTAATTCATTATCATTTACAATATAACCTTTAATTATTATATATATGGTTCTGTATCCATTTTACAATTAATATGTTTAAATTTTTCAATTAATTTATAACTATCTTCTATACTAAGACCAGCTCGATGTAAACAATACCCATCTACAATAAATACTCTACCTGGTCTAAAATTAATATTATACCAAATATGTCCAGCTATATTTTCACTTTTTTACACCATTTATTTTATAACTTTCATCTAGATATAATTGTATGTATCATAATTTCTCTTTAATTTAAATAATTATGATGACTTCTAAGCTTTTGCATTCTCTTAGAATGTCTAGAAGCCTTTCTTAATTGTTTCATAGATACTGGACAATTTCGTCTATTTGAGTATATTACACATTTAGAATCACTATATTTATCACGAAATTCACAAATTTCTTTACTTATATCACATCTATGACTTATTTGTTTTATCTTCAATCTCCGTTATCTTATCTCTTCTAATTTTTTCTAAATAACATTTTTCACATATCCATAAATTATCAAAACCATCTTTTTCCATTTTATATAATAATATACTACAATTATCACAAACATCACATCTTAAAATACTACGATATGATGTTATATCTTCATCATTACTATATGAGTGATATCCTTCAAGTTTAGACATAATAGAATCAACTTTTTTATCATCTTTTCTTCTTTAGAAGTATGATTAATCATACCTTTACACATTATATATGCCATCTTATAACCTCTTTTAGTTGGCTCAAATCTAGCTATAGGTGAGATATGTTCTCCTTTACAAAAATGAGGATCAATAAATGAAGATTGTTTTATTTCTGATATTGATATATCTTTAAATACTAATATCTTATTACCTTCATAATTAACACAATCCATATAGTTTATATAGACAATTAAATATTCTTCAATTTTACTAATTCTACGTATTTTAAAATTATATGGATTAGGATTTGTATCAGGTATACTATTTTCTTTTGTTTGGTAGCAACTACCTCCACTATTACTACCAAACAATCTCATTCCCATGATATACTCCTTAACCATTTATTTATTTCACGATCTAATTTATTAGCAAGTCTCTCTCGTAATTTCCACTTCAATTTTTCATCTCCATCAGAACACGATTCATGACTACGAAGAGCTTCTATTGCAATATTATATACTTCAACCTTTTCTTCTATATATTTTTCATCAATCATAATATTCTTTCTTTTGTTAAATTTTTATTTAATTATATAATATCATAGAAGTGTTGTCAAGTAAATATAAAAAAGATATAGTTCTATTACTAACATACAAATTATTAATTTTATGTCTTAATTATATTAAATTTTTAGTGGAAAGTCAAGAATTATTTCATTATTCTAACGTTTCTGTCAGTAATAAGTCTTCTATATTTTCATTTTGAAAAATACTATATAATATACTAGTTAATTTATCCTTAGCATATACATTACTGTATTTCATTCTTTCATTTGCTTTTCTAATATAAAGTGGAATTTTAGATGCTGATAGTTCCACCTGTTTTTTACTAAATTTATAGAATTTCATTCCTTTGAATTTATTAGCCATATCTGTTCCAATTTTATCAATTTTCTCTTCAAATTTTTCTACTATTTTATGTAATGATTTTAAAAATAAATTATTATTTTCATAAGAAATATAATTTAAATTTTTGTGAATACTATATAGAATTTTATCAAAATTTCTATTTTTATTAGTTCTATGACATCTACCAGTGACATTTCTACTAACATCACATACATATCTTAATTCTGGTAGTATTTCATTAATTACAGTACTTGGAATAATAATATCTAAATTTTTTATTTTTACTGCACTTCTATAACCATAAAAACGACCTAAATATTGATTTAATACATCAGTTAACAAAATTTTAGTAGCCTCATGATCATCTACTTCTAAATTTTTCATAATAGGAGCTAATTCACCTGGAGATGGTTTATTAATGATTAAAACTACTTCATCATTTTCAGTAAATCTGTCATGATAATTTTGACCAAGCATAGAGACGTGATTTATTTTACTTTTAATACCATTACCAATAACTATTTTATTATTAGCTCTAAATGCATTAGCTGTATATTCTTTATGATCACCATCTTTTATTACAATACCTGGATTTACACTATGTATTCTAGCTGTAGGAGCATAAAATATATTCCATTCATTTATAATATTAGATGTATTTTCATGGAATTTTTTGAAGAAGTCAATAGCTTTAGTTTCTGTAGATAGAACTATTTTATGACCTTTTATTTTACTAAACCAACGTTGAGATTTGTGAATCATATTAGAGAAAAATCCTTGCCATGTTTGATATTTATAGATTTTTAAATCTAATTTATCTTGAAAGTCTTGTTCCCATTTAGTTGCTAATCTATCTTCAAACCAATGGTCCGGATGAAATTCATCCCATAAAATTAATTCTTTTTTTGATATCAATCTATCTTTAATAACATCAACTCTTAATTTATCTTGTACCATAAGTATGATATCAACTTTTGATTTTCTATCATATATGGCTTTATATTCTTCTACTTCTCTAAGAACTTCGGCAATAATTTCAGGGTTAGCTGAACTGTTTTGAATAGTTTTAACTAAATTAACATATTTTTCTCCTGTTTCTTCGTCAAATCCATATATCCATTCACTATAATGTATACGGTGTCTTTCTAATATCTTTTCAGATCCATATATAATTTTTATTTTTTTATCTGGAAAAAATTTGTCATACATTTTTTGTTTATCTAATAGTTGTTCATATGATTTACATACAATAATTATTCTATCTTTATTGAATTTTTCCATATATTTAGGAGCAAGCATAGATTTACCAACACCCTCTGATGTTATTATGACATTATAATCTTTATCTTGTTTTAATCCATTAAGAATTCTTTCTTGAGTTTCTTTTCTTAGAACTTCTATATCTTTTTTTCTATTGTTGAGTCCTTCAGATATTTGTTCAAATGTATGATTAATAGTATCTACATTATTGCCTTTATTATCAAAAATTCTTATATCATTTTTGAACATAAAACAGCCAGCGCCTTGATCATCTTTATCTCTATATAAATTAAATGTGTTATTAGAATCATTATAATGAGAAATAGTATGTTTTAAATTTAAATTATTAAGATATTTTTGAAAAACATTTATTTCTTTATCAGATACATTAAAAGAATTACTTTTGTTATGTTTCTTTTTAACTTTTTTAATTTTAGTTTTATAAATTATTAGATCTTCTTCTGAAAGAGTTACTGGATTAGGTAAATTATTTCCATCTATATAAACAATTGATTTTTTCCATTTTTTAGGTGTAGGATTAAAATATCTAGCAGCTTCATGGCATTGTGGATCACTTTTTCCATCAACTATTTCTAACGATAGTTTTTCGCATGTAAGCTTATATTCTGGAGGAGAAGAGATAAGACCAGAGACAGGAATTAATACTCTGAATCTATCCATTGCAGGTTTATCATTCTTCTTTATTTGATGGCTTTTTGTAGGTAATACTACAGCAGGATAATCTAATTCTTTGAGTCTATTGATGGCAGATTCCATTGTAATTCCATCATCAATATCTAGACCTACTATATTTGTAGCTAAGAAATTTTCTTTTTTTCTATAACCATATCCATCTTTTGAATCCATAGGATTAAAATGTGAAGGGGTATATGAAAATCTCATATTTATCATTTCATTGATAAAATCTTCCCAAGAATCATATGGAGTTGTTTTGAAATATAATGGGAATTTTCTATTTTTATTCAACATAGGATGGTCTGCCATTGAAAAGCAAACTTCAGAATTTTTTATTTTGTATTTTTTTTCAATGTCAAGAATATTTGTTGAATGGTTTGACATTTATCTTCCTTATATTATTCATATAAATAATTTTGAGGGACAACTAGATTTTCTTCCTTATCTAGCAGCTGAAATGTCTATACATTTCAGCTTACCTCATTATTTATACTACTATTTATCTTCTATTTTTATCACTAGGAATATAAGATAGTTGTTCTTGAATATCATCATAGGCTTTAAGTATATTTTATAATTTTACTTTATATTTTTTAGAAATTTTTTTTTATTAAATTATTTTTACTACTATCGTAACTACTAGCTATTTCAATATGCTCTTCTCCTGAAACTTCTTCAATTACTTCGTTGTTAAATTTCTCATCTATCTTTTCTAATAGGTCTTTCATAAGTATTATATCTTTTATTATTTTTTATTGTATTTATTTTCAATTTTTATACCTAAACTTAATATATCATTACGTAATTTATTAAATTGTGAAACATCTTTATCTTTGTATTTTCCCTTTTCAAATCCTCCAGATAATTCTACTAAAGTTTCTAAATATTTAAGTAAGGACCTTTCAAGAGTAACTAATTCCATAGAAGTTTTACCTTCCTTAATTAATTCGCTATTTAATGTTTCATCTATTTTTCTAATATATCTTTATTCATTATATTTTTAATCCTTTTAGTATGTTTAATTATTCATATAAATAATTTTGAGGGACAACTAGGTCTGACATACGCCTAGCTGTTGACATACATGAGTATGTCAACTTACCTCACTATTTATATTACTATTTTATTTTTAGATATTAAAAACTATTTTCAAAATCTCCTTTATCCCATATATCAGATAAATAAAATTCACCGTCTATCAATGCTAGTGCTGGTGATTCATCTCCCTTTGTAGGATGTTCATAAAATTTTATGCCTCCTTCATTCCATAGAAATGTTGGGTTGGCTTTTTTGACTTTAGTAGTATTTAATTTTTCCATTCTTTTTTAACTCGATCTATTATAGATTTAGGAGCTTTAACTTCTAAAATATTTTCAATTTTTTCTAATATATTTTTATTCATTGTAAATCCTCTTTTTAATTATTTATATTTTTTAAAAAGTAAAATTTAAAATAATTTTTTATTATAATATATTTTTCATCAATCGTCAAGATTTAGATATTTCTCCCATTTCTTAATAACTTTTACATTAGAAGTATGACCTTTAAACATAGGAGCTATTTGATGATGATCATATCCAGCTAATCCAGTTCCTATAGGAGTAACATTAAAGGTCATATTAGGATGTTCTTTAGCATATTCTAAAAATGTGGTAACATGTCTTTGAATTCTACTTAATGGTAAAGTTTTCAATTTTTCATCTTTAGTAGGTATACCATATGAATTTCCTTGAATTCCTTCGCCTATTCCATATTTAGCTCCATGTAATCTTTTAGCACAAAGAGCCGCTCCTTTACCATGTCTACCTGCATAATTACTTCCAAATACAAATATTTCTTTCACTATTAATTTTCATCCTATAATAAAATGATTTATTTTCATCATTCATAGCTTTAATAATACTAATATTTTAATTTTTTCGTTATTATTTTTATTCATTTTCTTCTATAATCTCTAATAATTTATCTCTTTTCTCTTTTACTAGTTTTAAATAAATATCTGTTTGTCTATTTGATTTTCGCCATTTATTTGGATATAAAACTGAAGAAAGTCCTCCATTATAGCCTTTAATAGTTAAATCCCAATCGCAATTTAATTTTTCATGTAATCTATTTAGTTCCCCCATTCCGCAATGGATGTTATCCCAAAGTGCTATTAAATTCATTTGTCTTTTTATACCATTATATTTTCTAGCTATATTACATGTAGGATTTTGAATTTGCATATATCCTATACTTTTACCTTCATCTCCATTAATATTACGAAAAACACTTTCTCTAGCCATTATAGATAAAGTCCAAATTAACCCTTCATTATAAATTCCTTCATCTCCAAAATATCTAGGTATATAATATTTAATAGCTTTAACTATTTCTTTCATTTTATAATTAGAAATGTATTTATTTTGAGATTTTATAAATTTATATATAATTTCATCTGTAATATGATATTGTTCTATATTTTCAGTTTCTTGCCCTAATAAAGTTAAAGGTTTAAAGAATAATATGACAATACTCAATAAAATAATTAAATTTTTCTTCATAAATAATATATTGTTTACTCCTTAAAGTTTTTACTTTACTTTAATTTTTAATTTGTATTTCTCTATACTCCCATTTTTCAATTCCCACAAAATAACTATAATATTTTGCTTTTCTTTCTACATATCCTAACCATATACAAGTATTGTTAGAAACTCTAACAGGATACCAGGCAAAATATTTATGCCATTTACTTAACTTTTCTTTTCTATTATTTAGAAATTTTTCAATTCTTTGACCTACAGTTGGACCACAATTAAATTTCATTTTCAACTCCATGTTTAATATATATTATTATAAATTTATTTCAGTTATTTTAGCACTATGAGATTCTGACATATAATGTCGTAATCTCTCTATAGAATGTTTTTTACTATAAAAAAGTAAATCTGATAAATCATAGACAGTTACATATTTTTTATCTTCATGTTTTCCTAATCCTCTTCCTATGCTCTGGAGTAAAGTTGTTTTACTTTTACCAATCCATAGGAATATTATCACAGATAAATTAGAAATTGTAATTCCTGTGCTGAATGTTTTTAAACTAGCAACTATTATGATTCCTTTTTCATTAATAGCTCTTTGTCTAATAGCTTCTCTATTATCACCATCGATACTTCCATCTACATATAAAATAGTTTTATTTGGAAATTGCTTTTGTAAATATTCTAAATGTGATTTTCCAAATTTTGTTTCATTAAATAAACATAATATAGTTTCATCTTCATGTTTAGCAATTAATTTTTTAACTAATTTTTTACGTTTAGGGTGAGCTTGAATAAATTTCTTTTCAACTATATATCTTAAAGTTTTTAATCTAGCTGCTAATTTATAAGGTTGCTCTTCAAATTTTTCATGTAATTTCTTTTTGTACTTCTTATACAATTCTTTTAGAACTTTTTTATGTTCTTTAGAATAATTCAATTGTAATATTTTTATATTAGCAGGTACTAAAATTCCTTCATGTACTAATTTTTTAGTTTTTATTGTACTAATAACTGGGCCAATATGTCCAATTATAGTAAATCTAGTAGCTTCATCTTCTTGTATAGTACCCGACATACCGAGTCTTATTTTAGCATTAGTACAATTACTTAATAATTCAGAAATTACCTTGGCTTGAACTCCATGACACTCATCTGCTACTACCACAGCAATTTGGTTTAATAAGTTTTTATTTTTATGTAAAGATTGCCAAGTACCCACAATAATTGGCTTATCTGTATCTTTAGATTTACTCGAATATGTTCCTATAATTTTAGGATCTATACCATAATCTTCAAAATCTCCAATAAATTGTTTAATTAGACCAAGATTAGGAACTATAAATAAAATTTTAATATTAGTTAGATTTTTTTTAATATATAATTTATTATATATATAATTAATGACTAAAAATAAAGTAAGTGTTTTACCTGATCTAGTAGCATGTTCAAGTAATCCTCTTTTAGAACATAAAGCTTTTTTAGCAGCATCACCTTGATAATATCTTAATTCCTTTTCTCCACCTATAGAATAAATAGGATTTAAATTTTTAAATGCATATTCTTCGAAATCTGGTAAAGCATTTAAAGATTTTATCTGCTTTAAAAACTTATCATCAATGTAAACTCTAATATTATTTTGAGCTGTACAATTAAATAATTCTCCTATTAACCCGTAAGGTAAAGTTCCATTTACTTTATTAAAAAATTTGATTTTACCATCCCATTGTCCACTCTTATAAGACGGAGCAAACCAATGATTTTTTACTGGTTTAGAAAACCATTCATGTAAAATATTGAGATCATCTATATTATCACTTTGAATTTTAATAAAAGATTCATTAATTTTAATTATTTTAATCACTTAATTCTATCCATTGTCCTATTTCATTTACAGATTCTATTTTAATATTTTTCATTTCTTCTTCAACTTCTTTCTCAATTTTATCTATAATTCCTAAAGCTTTAGCAGATTCTAGTCTTATCCATTTTTGAAATTTTTTTGAACTAGCCATTCTTTTGAATGCGGCTTCTTTATTTTGTTTTTGTGATTTATATTCTTGTGAGAATCCAGTTGCTTTACTAGGAGGATGGGTACATCTACAAGCTGTACTAGTTTTATTTCTATGTTGACCACCCGGACCACTTCCTCTTAAATAATCAAATTTAAGATCTTTTTGAGTAACTGATATTAATTTCTTTTTCATATTACAGAGATTAAGATTTCCATTCCAATACGTTGTATTCTTGCATTTCTTTTCTAATATTCGAATGAGTTTTAAAATAATTTAATTGCTCTTGCATTTCTTTCAACAAAGCTTTACTAAATTCATCACTAACATAATCTATATTTTTAGATGTTTGAATTAAAGATAGACATACTTCTCCAATTTCTGATCCTTCTATATAAGCATATTGGGCAAGTTCAGATTCTAATTTATATAAAGCTTCATAATCCATTTCATCTCTCCAATTCAAGTATTGAAATTACATTTTTTATTGTCCATGCTCTATTTTTAAATAATTCGACCACCGATTCTACTTCTTCTATTTCTAATTTTAATAGTTTTAATTTTTTATTAATTATTTTAAATTTTTCATTAGTTCTTATATATAAATCAATTTCAGTTTTATTTGATAATGTATAATCATACTCATTTTTATAATAATGATATAATTCTCTATAAGTATCATCAAATTCTGATTCGGTTTCATATAATTTAATTTTTAAAGATGTAAGTTTAGAATGATATCGATGTTGTATAGGAAGATTATTGATATTATGTTTTTCTATATCTGTAATAGTTACCTTGATTTCTTCTTGAACTTTATCTTTAAATTCTTTAGATAATATTTTCATATATTTTATTTATTTATAATATTCTTTTTAGTGTTTTCATTAATACTTCCAATATCCATAGCATATTTAATGTAAAATTCGACTTTTTCTTTCTTTATTTCTATTAATTTTTTATTTTCGTGTATTTTTTCTAAATAATTATCATCTTTAAGCATTGAAATTAATGCTAGTATGTCATTAAATTCCCTTTGCATATCATCTTCATTTGATGTAGTTCCATTTGGATGTCCTTTATCTAATCCAAATAAAGCAGATTTTTGAGCAGCTTTGCTTAATTCATTACATTCCTCAGCTAATTTAATTAATAGATGTTGTAATCTAGTCATCATTTTCTCCTTTAAATATAATTTCTATTAGATTTATAATAAATTCATCAGCTTTTTTTATATTTATTTCTTCTACATATCCATATTCGTCTATTTTACCTTCAATTACTTCTATGGCTATTAAAGGTTTATATAGATCATATTCCCATCCGCTATTACCAAAAGGTCTTTTACTACTAAATGATTCTCCTTCTTTCCATAAAGTAATAAGCAATTCTTTAAAATATTCTTTAATAGTTAATCCATCTACGTCTGTATATAAATTTAATATATCTTTAGTTTTCATTATTTTCCTTAATAATTTTTTTTACATTAAATTATAATATATAAAATCAAAAAAGTCAAGTTTTTTATTTAATTATAAATATTTTTATAGGAGGTAAATTATATAAATGAAAGAAGCATAGAATGACGAAAGAACAATTATACTTATTAAAAATGAACTATAAAGGATTAATTGAAGATGAATTCAAAGAAGATTTAACTTTATTTTGTTCTATACGTAGAGTAGCTAATTTTTTTCAGAAGAATCCTAGTTTTGAAAAAATACACTCATTATACAATAAAATTTTTATATCTATACGACAATTTGATAGAGAAGTTGTTTTTAATTTACTTATTAACGATATGGACAATGAAGATACTAAAAATCTAATTATATTTATTATAGCTAAATATTTTGATATGTCATATGATACTGGAATAGAAATTAAAGAGGAATGGAAAGCATATTTAAATATAGATATTTAAGAAAGTAGTAAATAGTAAAAATTAAAAAATATAAATAATTAAAAAGAATATAGGATTTAAATGAAAATTATTAAAGAAATAGAAGAAACATTAGGAATAAATGAAAAAGAAGATGACATAGATATACCTGATGAGGTAAATGTTGAATTCGAGGAGGATTTATTTGATGCTCTCATTACTTTTATCGATGATGTGGATAATGATCTTTTAGATGATATTAGTTCGGAAGCGTTAACTAATGTATATGATAGTATGATTGACCTCATAATTTCTATTGAAGATACAGATAAGCTCGATGATAAATCATTTGAACAGCTTTCAAATATTATTGATATGATTTCTGATTTAGATGATGAAGAATTAGAAGATGAAATTGAGGAGAAGTTAATGTTAAAGAAGATGAAGCCATCTGCTAAACGGAAGGCGCGATTGTATAGAAGAAAGAATAGACAGAAGTTAAAGAAATGGCGTAAACGCTATAAAAGAAAAAATAAAGTTAGATTGGCTAGAGTAAAAAAGACTGGACGTGGACTTAAGGGGAAAAAATTAGGACGTACTCGACGCCGTAAATAAATATATTTATAATGAGATTTAAAAAGTATTCAAATATGTATGATCTTCTAAATGAAATGCCTTATATTGAATTTAAGGATCAAGCTATAGATTTAGAAGCTGAGAGGCATTTAATAATTCCCAGATTAATTCATATATTATTAGGTCATAAAGTAAAAGATAAATATAATAGCACATTTCAATTAAAAACTACTAAAGATATCATAAATTTCTTTAAAGAAATTAAATCAGATCCAGTAATTGTTAAATTTTTAGAAAAAGAAATATCAAAAAATAATAAATAGGAGTAATATAAAATGAACGAAAATAGAGCAATAGATAGTTATGTTAAAAATTTAGGATATGGAGAAGAAATAAATATTAAAGAATCTAAAATTATTGAAGAAGCAGTAGATGTTAAAAAAATTATTAAAGATCTAGTAGATACCGATTTTGGTGGTGATAATGAATCTCAGATGCGAGGTGTTCAACTTTTGAAAGGACTTGCAACAAATGATTCTCCTGAAGCTAATTCATTTATGAAAAAATTAAATGCCGCTTATACTAAAATAGGAAAAGAAGTTTTAGATTCTGAAATAAATGAAGGATTATCTATGAGAGGTGGTAATTTAAAAGATGCTTTATCGGATATTGATATTTTAATTAGAAAAGATAAAAAGAATATTGATGATGCAGTAAAAGAAATACATAAAGCTTATAGTATAAAAGGTATGACTATAAAAGAATTAAAACAAGAATATTTAGGTTCTAAATAACGAAATGGATATAATAGATAAAATTAATAATAAATTAAATGAAATTTCATATCCGAGAAAAACTAATTTAAAGAGTACTAAAGCTAAAGGTAAAGTAGTTGTTATCGGTGATATGGTATAGTGAATTTTTAAAGAAAACAGGTGAGGTAGTTGAAATATATCAAACAGAATATGGCGATGGTATAAATATTAAAATAGATGGTGAAAAATCTATTTTTTGGGGATTATGCTGGTAGATTTAAAAAAATATAAATTATATAGTGTTTTATTTTACTATTAATATTGTTTTGCTAGAAATACAGGACCTTTAGAATGCACTTTTTGGTCTAATATTTTTGATTATAACTTTTATGATTTTTAATTCATTTAATCTTTTTGAAAAAGACTTTAAATAATATGATGAAGTCGGAATAGATTAATTTAATCTATTCCGACTTTCCTTCCATTTCATCTAATAATCTTAGACTTGCTTTAATGATAGCAGAATCTAGAGCTCTTAAAATTTCATTTTTTACCCCAACCAGTTTTAGTTTCAATTATCTTTTTGAATTCATCTTCTATCAATTCTATTAATTTTTTATTCATTTATATTTCCCTTCTTCATTTCTTCATATTTTAGAAATTTTCTAACATCGATTTTTGTTCCCATTTCTTCTAGCTTTTGTGTTTCTTCTATAATTTCTCGATCCTTATTAACTAAGACTCTAGTTTTTCTGCCGTTAGGTTCTTCAATAAAAAAGCATATTACCTGAAGGTTTATACCATTTTTATCAGGGGATTGAGCATATCTTGTCGTTTCTATATCTCTCCACCATTTAACTCCCAATTCATTAATAAATTCTGGTTCAGTTTCAAAAATATCAATTATATTCATTTTTAATTTCCCTCTAATTGATTTCTTATAATTTTAGCAGTACCTTTCCAAAATTCATCTTTCTCCATTTCAGAAACGCAATCATAAATATTTTTAATTTTTTGATGTAAAATATGAATAAATTCAACTTTTTCTTTTTCAGTCATATTTTCTATATAGTTTAATTGTAACATGATATCACTTCTAGTCATTTCAAGCTCCTTTATTTAATTTATAATTTAGTATTATAAGTTTGCATATTATATCATTTCGTGATCGAATAATGGTACAATTATTTCCTCCTCTGTTAAGTTTAATTCCTTAGACCCGGCCACTTGGGAGTGAGCGGGGTAAAGAATTAACCACAACAATCAATAAGCATATCCTCCGACATGTCGCAGACTTCAATGGCCTCATTTGTGTCATGTCCGCAAATTTCTGCGGCGATTGTGCTACCAATATAAGCATAATACTTAGTGCCGTGCCCGCATTCGGCCACGTATGACAATTCACTATCCTGTATTACAATGTCCTTTAATTTTAATTCCTCAATTGTTTTCATTTTAACCCCCTTTTAATTGCTGCGACCATTTAGTGTCATAGCATTGTTTATTTTTGCAGTATGATCTTTGTGCCATTTCTCAACAGATTGATCGTATTCTTTTTTGGACTGATCTTTTAATTCGGCAATTTCTGCATCAGTTAATACATTATGCTCTTTAACTAATTTTGTAATCTCAGTCATTGGATTTTGATTGATTGCTTCTTGCAGTGCTTTCATTGATACTTTGCATATAATAAAAACATTACTTTTCGAGCTATGGAGAATTTCGATAACGCTATGTATATGGTCATCACACTCTTTTGCTGCCTGCCTTACTCCTTCTATTGTTTTAAATGTATTCATTTTCGATCCCCTTCTTCTTTTTAATATTTAATAATGATATCTAGCTCTTACGTTAGAATATGCAACGGCTTGAGCTGAGATCCATGCAGCTTCATGTAGATCATCAAATTTGTTAACTATTTTACCATTATCAATAAGCCATTTTAATAATATCTTATATTCTTTTGGAGTTAATAAAAATTTAATGTCTTTAATATTATTTTTTATAATTTCTTTAACTTCTATATTTATTTCCATTTTCAATCTCCTTTTTAATTTATATTATAATTATATAATATCATAAAACTAAAGTCAAGTAAATAAAATAATTAATTTTTTAATTTGACTTTTATTCTAATTTATTATATAATATGATATTTTATAATAAATAATATTAAAATATTAAAATAAAGGGAAGATATGAATCAAATTAAAACATGGTCTCAAGAAGAAACTGATATTTTAATTGAAAATATAGATAAAAAAACATATAAAATGATTTCTGAACTTTTAATAGAAAAAGGATATTTTAGAACAGTAGAAGGTATTAGAAAAAAATCTAAGAGAATAATAAAAGAAACTAATGAAGATATTTCTGGAAAAGTTGAAGATAATACTATTGGATTATTAAATGTTAATAAAACAAATATTCTCAATAAATATATTGATAATCTAAAAGATATTATAGAAAAAGTAAAAACTGAAATAAGTGAGAAACCGATAGCTAAGAAGAATAAAACTTCTGAAGATAAAGAAGCCTTAATATTGATGCTATCAGATTTACATATTGGTAAAGAAGTGAAGGATTACGAAGGTAATGTTCTTTATAATTCCAAAATAGCAATAACATATCTACAAAAACTTATAGTTAGATTGAAGCATGTTATGGAACATGCTGGCAAAGGAACTAATATAGATGAGATAGTTATTTTATGTATTGGTGATTTGGTTGACAATGAGGCTATTTATTCTTCACAACCGTTTCATTTAGACATATTTGTAGCAGATCAAGTTAAGCTGGCTACTAAATTAATATGGGAATTAATTGTCGAAGCTTCTAATATAAAAGGTATTAGAAAAGTTTCTGTAGTAAGCGTTAGAGGCAATCATGGTAGAATGACGTTCGGTTCTGAAAATTCTAATTGGGATAATGTCATCCATAATAATCTTTATATGATTAATTCTATAGCTAATAATCCTAAAATTGAAATTGGAGAACATTGTGGTGAATTTAATATAGCTACTGTTAAGGGTCATAGGATCTTAATTAGACATTATGCTCCATCACAGACAGAAACTGCTGCAGCGAAAGCTAAATTTTCAGGATGGATAGATACTCATAAAGTAGATGCTATTTGTTATGGGCATTATCATCATTATTCTATTGGAAATTTTAATAATAGGACAATTGTTAGAAATGGTAGTTTACCAGGTTCTGATGATTTAGCAGAAAGAATGGCAGTTAAAAGTGATCCTTGTCAGATGGTATTTGGAGTATCTAAAAATAGATTACCTACCTTTATATATCCATTGACATTTAATGAAGGTAAAATGCTTTAAATTTATCTTGACATTTAGAAGAGTTTAAATTATTATAAAAAATAAAGGAGGAATAAATGAAGCAATTCGGTATAATGTTAATTTATATTATAGTTCAAATGATAATCATGTTAGGTTTGATTGGAGGGTGTTATTATGAAATTACACATGTCTTAAATTTATCTATATTTCTTTTATGGTCAGTATGTATTTTATATACATTTTATATACATTTATATTTATTATATCATTATTAATATTATTTGTACCTACAGATTCCGAAGATATATTAAAAATTAAACGTGAGTTTATTGAAGAATTTGTAAAGAAAATGGATAAAAGATCATTTTTAAGAAAATTCTATTTTAATATGATCTTTTTTGTTATTTTAACATTATTAGTTTTAAATAGTTATATAGTTATTTCAGTATTTTATTTAGGTATTTTTCTTATGAATGCATTTTTAACATCTATTATATATGGAATTCATAAAAATCTAGAAGAAGTTAAATAAATATGATAGAATATACTAATGGTACATTTAGTGAAATTTTTTCAATTGAGGAATTTAAATCTAAATTCTTAAATATATTAGATGAAAGTTTAGATGATATTAGATCTTTACATTTTGGGACTATTCAAGAGTTAGAGGATAAAAAATCTGAAATTAAATTAAAAGAAAGAGTATCTAAAATTGAAAAGGCTATAGAAGAATTAAATTATTCAAAATCATTAGTAGTTCATATTCCTACTAATGAAGAATTTAAAAAATATGGAGGATAAAAGTAAAATTGTATAATCTTAGTTTTGATAGTTATGATATATATTATAGAGAAGTAAATAAATTTTCTATTATTTTATCTAGAGAAGAAGAATTAGAATTAGCCATAAAATATAAAGAAATCAATTGCCTAGAATCAGCAAAAAAATTAATAGTATCTAATCTTAAATATGTAATTAAAATAGCTAATAATTATCATAGACAATATAATCTAAATAGAATGGATCTTATTCAAGAAGGTAATATTGGGCTAATGATGGCTCTTAAGAAATTTGATCCTTATAAAGGGTTTAGATTTTTAACATTTGCTAGAAATTGGATAGTTTCTTATATACAAAAATTTATAGTAAGAAATATAAGTATAATTGGTACATTTGCTAGAGATAAAAGAGATGAATTATTTTATAAAACAAATACTAGGTATAAAAGTAATGAAAATTCTATGGATGCCCCTTTGAGTGATATTGATAATAAAAATTTACATGATGTAATATTAACAGAAGTTGAATATGATAAAATAGTATATAATAACGAATTATGTAATTATATTGAAGAAATTTCAAAAGAATTTAGTGATAAATATAAATATATCATAAAAAATAGAATATTAAATGATAATCCTAAGACTCTTCAGGAAATAGCAAATCATTTTAATATTAGTAGACAACGTGCTCATGAATTAGAAAAAACTCTTAAAGGTAAATTAAAAGAGAAACTTATAAATTTTATATAGATTAAGGAGAAATTGATATGGAAAATTTTTTGAGTATTTATAGTTATATATTTTATACTTTATTACATATTGGATATCTTGTATTTTCAATACATTTAATATATGTAATTATACGAGCTATTTATTTTTGGATAGAAGATAAAGAATATACAGTATTTAATCCACTTTTTAAGGATGAGTTAATATGGAATGACACTGAAAAAGAAACTAATGGGTTTATGGTTATATTAATTTTATATGTTATAACAATGTTAATTTGGCCAATAATATTAATCATAGGAATTATATATGGAATTTTTTATTCTATTAGATATATTAGGCGTAGTCAGAAAGATGGAAAGTCATTAAAAGAAATTTTTCTTAAACCATTAAATAGGAGGAGGAATAAATGAAGAAAATAGTAATGATAGGTATCGTAATATTGAGTTTAATGGGGTGTGATGGATTTTCTCCAGATATTCAAAATAATCCATTAATACAACCAGATTTTGAATATGAAATTGATACATGGGGATCTAATAGTGAAATTTATGAATTCACTCCAAAATCAAATCCTAATTATACTTGTGTAATGTTTGCCCTTGATAATTTAAATGCTATGGGATTACAATGTTTCCCTAAAGAAAAAATGGAGGTCAAAAATGAAAATAACTGAATATGTATTTAAGAAACAAAATTCTGAAATTAGAGTATTAAAAGGAACAACAGATATTGAAAAGTTTTCAGTAAAAAATCCAAAAATATGGGAAAATATTCAGCCAAAAATGAAGAAAGATAAAAATGAAGTTAAGAATAAAAATATTCTTACTTTAATTGATGTTGAAAATAATGAATGGAGATCTATTAGAAAAGATTCAATTATTTCTCAAAGAAAAGTAAAACAATTTAGACCTAAATATAATTTTAGTGATAATGATGGATATATTGGTCGATCATGGGATTTAAAATCTTATAATTGTATTAAAAGAAATAAAATTCCCTATCATACTTTGATGGTAATTGGATCAAATATAGGATTAAATAGAGAAGAAATTGAAAATGAAGTAGAATATATTATAGATCTGTCATTGAATAAAATTAATTACACTGTTCGAGGAACTAAAATTAGAGCTATTAGTAGAGCAGTTAGATTGTTTTTGAATAATAACTTTATTAAAGCTTCTAAAGATGGTCTTTTTACTATTACTAATAAAGGTAAAAATCTTCTTGAATTTGGGGTAGCTTAAAAAAAAGGGGGGGGGAGACATAAAGTGATATGATTTTAAATATTTTTAAAAATAGACGAATAAAAAAAGAAGAAATAGTCGAATTAGAAATACTTAGATCTAAACAAAAAGAATATAATAAAGAAAAGTTAGAAGAAGAAACTAAACTAAACTAAATCTTAAACTTAATTTGCAGAAAATAGAAGATAGTACAAAGTTACTACTATCTAAGAAATGCCCTTTTAATTATATGAATAAATGTACTACAGAATGCGTTAATTTTGTTGAAGGGCATATAATACAGGAATATTATGGATATTATATGCCAACAAAATGTAGACTATGGAGAGATTAGATGTTTTATCTTGGTGTAGTTGGCTCACGTCAACGTTGTTATGAAGAGGACTATAAGATTATAGAATCTTTGGTCCTTTCTTTTTATCAAACTCATAAAAGAAATTTAATCTTAGTATCGGGTGGATGTGTTCAAGGTGCTGATAATTTTGCCGAAAGAATAGCAAAAAAATATGGTATTCCTATTTTAATTTATTATCCTAATATTCAAGA